CATGGAGGTTTGCGTCAATTTTAAAGTTCAGGAGACTCCGGAGAGTATTTCCCGAATCATTGACGATTTTGTAAAAAATATCTAACAATTTTAAAATTCAAATGTTATGGCAGAAGAAATAAAGAACCAAGGGCAACAAGAAAATGCGGAAAACTTGAATGAAAATGTAAGCGGACAGGCGAAAGAAATTATCTCCGCTGCATTGGAAGAGACTCAAAACAGAGAAACTTCTCCAGTTCTTAAAGCAGATTCAAACGTGACTGACAAATTCAAGGGGCTTCCCATGCGGGAACTTATTGCAGCTCCACTTATTGCAGCAGCCGAAGCACAACAGGAATTGGCAGCGACAGCATGGAATTTCTACCAGCAAATTGCATTTGATGGTAAAAGCGGCAATAAAGCGCGTATATTGGAATTCGATGTCGAAAGACCGATACAGCAGGATGGAAAAATGACAACAATGTCACAAAGTGTCAAGGCTCCGTTTATAGGATTGGTGCCTATTCCTTCCCTGCTCATAGATCGCGTGGATGTCGATTTCCAGATGGAGGTTACCGATACATCAAACGTAAAAAGCACTACCAACGCAGAAGTAGAGGCAAAAGCTTCTGCAAAACATTGGTTTATAAATGCGGAAATCAGCGGCAAAGTCACGACCGCCCGCGAGAACACCCGCATGACCAACCAAACGGCAAAATACCAGATACATGTGACAGCCAGTCAGCAGCCGCAGACCGAAGGTCTGTCTAAACTGATGGATATAATGGCATCATGTATCGAGCCTATAACAAACGAAAGTAACAGTAAGTAAATATATGAATTTGATTCAAGCATTAAGATTGCCAAACAGTCAAGCAGTAATGACAAATATTGCACGGTTTCATTATCAAAATATTTATAATGTAGGTTTGACCCCTCCGATTTTCACGCAAAGTAATTTGACATTTCAAATAAAAGGATATACCCGTAACTATCGTTTTCTTAGATTAGACTACGCCTGTGTCATATATATTGCGGATAGAATAGCAGTCGTTGCTTCAAATGGCATAGATACTTTAAGTTCAGGTTTTTCGGGGTGTTATATGGCCAGTTTTAGGCACAATGGCATTAGGTATGTTGCTCATATTCCAACGCCTAACAATAGTATTAAAACATCATGGAATCGGGCGGTTAAAAATCGAATAATAGATAATGTTGTTCTTTTTAAACCTACTGAAGGATTGGCGAGAATCCCAGGAACCATTGGTATTTGGGGAATTATAACATTTAACGATAGATGTTATCGGCTTGATGTAAATGAAAACGCTCCTCCAAGTCAAGCCATACGTGGCCAAAGAATTTTTAACTCAATCCCGAGAAATCCCATACTAACAGAAATTCCACCTATCGCCGGTGGTCAGATGCCTTAATAATTATAACAATTGTAAATAAGGGAAGAATGGTTGTTTCATTGAGGAGTAGAATTCTATTCGGATATATAATTCTGGTGGCGGTCATAGGCAGCATGGCCGCCATTCTCATCCATGAACCTGCGAAGTTCCACGACCTATATGCGTATTTTAAATAACGGTATTTACACAAACAGCAAATGAGCGAACAATTCGTTACCACTACCAAGCATTTCCGCAAGATGCTTGCCGCAGGCTATCTGTTGATAGTCCTGCTGGTGGGCGGCATCATCTGCACGTGGCTCGGAGAATGGCGCGACTTGGAGTTGCTGGAACGGGAGAACCGTGAAATCAACCGCTTCCGCAAGGAAACACACGATGCGTATGTGGGTGTGGTGGAGTTGTCTCTTTTGGGCGAGTCGGTGCTGGAATGGGACGATAAGGATGTGGCGGCATACCGGCGGCAACGGATGACGGTGGATAGTATGCTTTGCCGCTTCAAGAGCCATTACGAATCGGTGCGCATAGACAGCGTGCGCCACTTGCTGGAGGACAAGGAAAAGCGGCTGTGCGCCATCATGGAGGCTCTGGAACAACAGGCGGACATCAACCGCCGGATAGCCAAGCAGGTGCCGGTGATAGTGCAAACGAGCAGGCAGGAAGAGCCGAAGAAACAGAGGAGGAAAGGTTTTCTCGGGTTGTTCGGCAAGAAACAGGAAGCACCTCCGACGACGACCACCACGATGCTCTACACACTGAACCGTGATATGATAGCGCAACAACGTGCCCAAAGCCATCGTCTGTCGGAATATGCCGACAGCCTTGCCAGCCGCAATGCGGAACTGAACCGCCAACTGCAAACCCTTATCCAGCAGATGGACCACAAGGTGCAGGCTGACTTGCAGGAACGTGAGGCGGAAATATCCGCTATGCGTGAAAAGTCGTTCTTGCAGGTAGGTATCATAACGGGTGTCATGCTGCTGTTGCTCATTATTTCATACATCATCATTCACCGCTATGCCACCCGCATCAAGCAGTACAAACATAAGACAACAGATTTAATCGGGCAACTGCAAAAGTCCGTAAAACAAAACGAATCGTTGATAGCCTCACGCAAGAAAGCGATGCACACCATCACCCACGAGCTACGCACACCACTGACTGCCATACATGGATATGCGGAACTGATGCAGGACAACGAAGAAGAAAAGATAAGCGGTTATGCGGACAATATCCTGCAAGCCTCCAAGAGAATGACCGACATGCTCAACTCCCTGCTTGACTTCTTCCGCTTGGACAGCGGCAAGGAACAGGCGAATGTCCGTCCGTTTCGTTTGGAAAACATCGCGGAGCTGTTGCAAACGGAGTTTACGCAACAAGCAGAAGCAAAAGATCTTAAACTTACCATCGAGTGCCCGGAGGGTATTATCCTGAATGGCGACAAGGAGCGCATCATACAGATATGCGACAACCTGCTGGGCAATGCCGTCAAGTTCACGAATGTCGGAAGCGTTTCACTTGTCATAAGTTATGACGGCAATAGGCTGACCCTTGTAGTAGAGGACACCGGAACCGGCATGAGTGCGGAAGAACAACAGCGAGTGTTCGGAGCGTTCGAGCGGCTTTCCAACGCCGCAACGCAAGACGGTTTCGGATTGGGGTTAAGCATTGTGAAACAGATTGTCGGTATGCTTGGCGGCACTATACGCTTGGAAAGCGAAAAAGGAGAAGGCAGTCGTTTTACTGTGGAGTTGCCAATGAACACTGCCGATATTGGTATTAAAGAACAGACAGGCGCAGAAAGTCTGGCTCATATAGAAAGACCTTACTCTGTCATCGTATTGGACGACAATCCGATGGTATTATCCATGACAAAGGAAATGTATGCTGGCATAGGTGTGCATTGCGACACGTTCACCACTATTGGCGATGCAATGGAAGCCATGCGGCAGCACACATACGACCTCATGATAACCGATATGAAGATGCCGGAGATTAACGGCTATGAGGTGTTGGAGTTGTTACGCTCGTCAAGTGTCAGCAACTCGAAAGAGATTCCCATTGTCGTGGCGACCGCCTCCGGCAGTTGCAGCGAAGAGGAGCTGTTGGAAAATGGATTTACCGCCTGCCTGTTCAAGCCATTTTCCATTTCCGAACTGGTTGCTGTATCAGACAAATGCCTTTTGACAAGTACGGACAAGGATGAACTTCCCGACTTGTCCTCTCTGCTTGCATATGGTGACAAACGGGCGATGCTCGACCGTTTGATAACCGAAACAGAAAAGGATATGCAGGCTGTCCGGGAAATCATGGAGAGGAATGACCGCAAGGCGTTGGACGAATGGATACACCGTCAGCGAAGTTCATGGGCTGTTATCCGTGCTGACAAACCCTTGTGGAACCTGTATGAACTGCTGCATCAAGAATCTGAATGTTCCGAAATGGAATTGCGGAAATGCGTGGATGCCATGCTTCGTATGGGAACAGTTATCATAGAACTTGCGCAAAAGGAAAGGAGGTCGTCGGATGAAAGTATTTGTGATTGAGGACAACCCCGTCTATAACGATTATGTCTGCAACCTGCTGAAGAAAGACAGCTTCGATACTATGTCTGCATATAATCTTGCCACTGCCAAGAAACTATTGGCAAAGTCAGAGGTGGATGATATTGTCGTTGCCGACCTACGCCTCCCCGACGGTGAAAGCATAGAGTTGTTACGGTGGATGCGTGCCAACGACAAACAACAGGTGTTTATCGTTATGACCAATTACGGGGAGGTGCATACGGCAGTGGAAAGTATGAAGCTCGGCTCAAAGGATTACATACAGAAACAGTTGTTGGAGGATAAACTGATACCGCTTATCCGCACCCTGCAAAAAGAACATGAAAAGCGACTACAATGGAACATTCCGATATTCGTCCGGCAGGGCGAAGCCTATCAGAAAATCAAGAAACGTGTGCGCCTTGTAGCCACCACCCGGATGAGCGTGCTGATACTGGGCGAGAACGGTACGGGCAAGGAACATATCGCACAACATATACACCAACAAAGCAAACTTGCCGATAAACCTTTTGTGGCAGTAGACTGCGGAGCCTTGTCCCCGTCATTGATACAATCCGCCTTCTTCGGACACGTCAAGGGCGCGTTTACGGGTGCCGAAGCAAACAAGACGGGGTATTTTCTGGAAGCGGATGGCGGCACGCTGTTCCTTGACGAAGTGGGCAACCTAACAATGGAGATGCAACAGATGCTGCTCCGCGCCATACAGGAACGCCGTTACCGTCCCGTCGGAGCAAAGGAGGACAAAACAGCCAACGTGAGGATAGTGGCTGCAACCAACGAGGATTTGCAGAAAGCCGTAACGGAAAAGCGGTTCCGGCAGGATTTGCTCTATCGCTTGCAGGAGTATGTGATAACCATGCCGCCCTTGCGCGACTGCCCGGAAGACATCATGCCATTGGCCGAGTTCTTCCGTGAAATGGCAAACCGTGAGTTGGAACGTGAAGTAAAAGGGTTTGCCGCATCTGCCCGTAATGCCCTGCTCGCCCATGCGTGGCCGGGCAACGTGCGCGAGTTGAAACAGAAGATACAGACGGCAGTCCTGCAATCAGAAGGCGATATGATAACCGAAGCCGATTTGGAACTTGACAATGAACCGTCCGCTACTTCCGCTTGTTTTACATTGAAGAGCGGGGATGAAGAAAGAGGACGTATCCTGCGTGCTTTGAAACAAGCAGCCGGTAACAAGAAAATGGCTGCAAAGATACTGGGTATCGGCAGGACAACGCTGTATAATAAATTGGTAGAGTATGGATTGAATGAAGAAAACTGACCGGAGTATGGCTGTAAATGGCAATAATTGATTAACTTTGCAATTGTATTTCAGAAAATAGCAGGCGATCGGGTAACTTTTCGCCGATGATATAGACATAAGACCGCAAGGCGTTTCGAGCGAAAATCTGGTAAATTGAAACTACGGAGACGATTGCGTGATGCTTATGCTATGCTTACGCATAGCGTGCATTCACGTACTCTCCGTAAAGGCTTTACCAGAGCCATCGCTTGAAAGTAGTGTGAATTGCACGCTACTTTTTTGCCTCGCCAAAAAGGAAAGAAAATACGTTATGGCGAAAATACAATTACTTGCCGTTATCTCAATAGATGGCTGTCCGATGAAACTGCATCCCCGGAAGCGGTTGCTTCAAACCGAAGATTACGGTATGGATGAAATACGTGCCAATGCCCTGTATAAGCTGACATCCGACTATTCGGTATCCGTACTTCAAGAATGGAGGGAGGAAGGTGGAAGCATTTGCCATTTGTTGGAAGTAACTGCCGGGAATACCGAATATGCCAACGGACTGTTACGGATGAACGTGATAGATGAAATCATACTATACGTTGTTCCAACCATCGACGGAAACGGAGCGCATTTTTTCAAGTCAGCACTACCTATGAATGACTGGCGGCTTATGGAGAACAAAACTTATAGGGACGGAGTAATCCGGCTTACCTATCATAAAGAGCCACGGGCATAAAATGTTCAGATTATGAACATCTTGGCGGGATTTCCGTGCTCAGAAAGTGAACACATGTTCAGAATCTGAACACATTTCACAAGGGATGCAATCAAGGATAAAATTATTTTTGAATTTTATCTTTCTGAAAAACAATGTAGTACAATTTTCTCACAATCTTTTCTCGTGTTTAGGGCTATGATTTGCACCATATATCAGTGTGCGCACACTGATAAACAAGTGTAAACCCTCAAAACAGAAAAGATAATGAACCATCTCATACTGGCGGAAACACAGTTTTTCGCCATGATAAACGGAAAAGACAACGGTAGCACGGAAACGGCATACGGCGGATTCGTGCAGGAAGTAATAAACCTGTGCTACGGCGGCAATGATGCCAAGCATATTATTGTGACGTTGGCTTTTGCCGAAATCGAATTACAGCACCATCCACAGAACTTGTCGGTATCGGAGGAGAATGTCGTCACTGTGTATATCCGCAAGGCGTTATCCTTCATCCGAAAGATGCAGAAGATAGTATCCGCTTCTGCAATTACCTCCGTGCCACCACTAACATCCACATCCGAAACCAAAGCCACAGTCCCAGCCTTGCAATGGACCGGTAATGCCGTCGAGTTGGTAGAACTAATCTATGCCCTCTACGCCACCGGCTGCATCAATGGCGGCAAGGCTTCGCTGAAAGAGCTTGCTCCTGTCCTCTATTCCTTTTTCGGTGTGGAGTCCAAAGACTGCTACCGCTTCTATACGGACATCAAACGCAGGAAAAGCGACAGTCGCACCTACTTCCTTGAAAAGATGCAGGACAAACTGAACGCGAAGATGCGACATGACGATGAATTGGAGCGGATGAGGAGATAAACGAATGCCAAACAAAGGATAAGCGGCCGGATTATACGGTTTCTTATCCTTCTTCATTTACAATCACTCTATTATCTGCCGGAAAGCCGATTAAAATCATTAACTTTGCAAGTATTAATCAATGACGGATGAAAATAGATAACCTCGAAATATTGAATGGACTGATTGCCGGAGCCGAAGGCGGGACAGTTGAGTTCAAAGAAACTACCGGGCAGTTGGAGCGTGGAATGGAAACTCTTTGTGCCTTCTTGAACGGTACGGGCGGCACGGTGCTGTTCGGTGTAACCGACAAGGGAAAGATTATCGGTCAGGAAGTGAGCGACAAGACGAAGCGCGATATTGCGGAAACCATCAGACGAATCGAGCCGTTTGCGACCATTGATATATCCTATACAGACATTCCGGGAACGAACAAAAGTGTTATAGCTTTATCAGCGGAAGAACAACGATATATGCGCCCGTTCACCTATAAGGGGAGGGCTTATCAACGGATAGAGAGCGTTACATCTGCCATGCCGCAGGGTATATACAACCTGTTGGTTATGCAGCGAGGCGGAACCTATGCTTGGGATTCCATGCAAAATCCCGGCTTGAAAATATCCGACCTTGACGAAACGGCAATCTTGGGCGCAGTACGTGGAGGAATCAGAGGCGGACGTTTGCCGGAAGGTTCTATGCAGGAGGATGTCCGAACCATCCTTGAAAAATTTGACTTGTTGAATGATGGAAAGCTGAACAATGCTTCCGTTGTCCTATTCGGACGGAACTTCTACCATTATCCCCAATGTCTGCTCCGTTTAGCCCGGTTCAAAGGAACGACAAAAGATGAATTTTTAGATAATCAGCGTGTGACAGGCAATATATTCAACTTGCTGGATGCTGCAATGGCATTTTTCTTCAAGCATTTGTCCCTTTCCGGTAAAATTGAAGGTTTGTACAGAGAAGAGGAACTGAATGTGCCATATAAGGCATTGAGAGAATGTTGCATAAATGCTTTTGCACATCGTGTTTACCATCGCCCCGGCAGTTCAGTCGGGATTGCTATCTATGATGACCGCGTGGAGATTGAAAACAGCGGAACATTTCCGCCTGATATTACCATTGAGAAACTGTTGGGTGGCCACAATTCCGAACCACAAAATCTGATAGTAGCCAATGTGCTGTACAAAAGTGCAGTATTGGAGAGTTGGGGACGTGGCATAGCCCTTATGGTAAACGAATGTCGCCGTGTCGGTATTCCGGATCCGGAGTTTCATACCGACGGCAATGCTGTATGGATTGTGTTTCATTATACAAGAACTACAGTAGGACAAGACCCCACAGCAACCCCACAGCAACCCTATAGTAACCCCACAGTAACCCCACAGTTAGGAAAACTGTTGTCTGCTATTGGGAACAACACTCTCTCTGCTAAAGAAATCATGGAGAAAACGGGAATGAAAGATAAAAGGAATTTCTTAAAGAACTATATCCATCCGGCAATAAATTCCGGTTTGGTCCTTTCACTTTATCCCATAGGCTCCAAGAGTCCGCAACAGAAATACTATCTTACTGATAAAGGTAAAGGTTTCCTGCAACAATAACGGGTATGGCTAAAAAGAAGAAACATAAGAATGATGTAAAAACTGATTTACCGATAATCATGGATTATGGTATCGGCAGTATATCCGTTTATGACCCGGCAGACATAATGCCATACAACGAGCCGCCAATTAGCGAACAAATCCGCTTCAAGAAACTCGGCAAAGAGATGAAATCCGAGTTCAAGTGGCTGGTATCTTCCGTAGTGATTGAGTATTGGCAAGAAAACCGACAGATACCTTTCGGTGAAGAAATGTCGAAACTCAGAACCAGACTGTTGAGAATGTTTGCCGAAGAATACAGCATACTGCTTAAAGACGATACAGAGCTGAAAAATTATTTGCTGACGCTTGCCATTACCACCATCAACAAGCATCTCAAATCTGAGAATAAAAAGAGGGTGTCAAAACTCTCTTTTTAACAAAATTACCCTTGCTACAGATATCTGTGACAGGGGTAATTTTCATATTTTGGGTGTTTTGACACATCCCCTTTTTCATATATAAAGGAATCTGTTATTTCTGCTGCAACAGGTGTTTCAAGTTTTCATCATTTGCGATACGTTCCAGTTCCTCTTGAACAATCTGCTTCACTTCCTCCTTGATGCGCCTGTAATTCGCCTGAACCGTTTCCTTCATGCGGTCGTTGCCGTCCCCGTCCGTAAAGTCGGTAATGACGGGGATTTTCTTGTAGGCTTTCTCCTCGCGCTTCACCTTCTCGGCATCCACGACAATCTCGCAATGGAAAATCTTCTGCTCGATACGCTCGTTGAAGTTGTCGGATACCGAACCGACAAACATACCCTGCGTCAAGCCGGAAATCTTGCTCGGCGGGATGAGTGAATCCATCTGCGTGTTGATGGAGGTGGAAACATCCTGCCGGTTGATGGAAATGGACTGCCGTTTCTGCAACACCTTACCGAAGCGTTCGGAAAGCGTCTTGGCGGTTTCACCCACCACCTGACCGGAAAAGATATTGCCGACGGTGTTCATCACGACCTTCGCTTCTTTATCACCGTAGTCGCGCACCAACTGGCTGAAATCCTGAAAGCCCAGACACACGGCAACCTTGTTGCTTCGCGCGGTGGCGATAAGGTTGTCCAACCCCTTGAAATAAATCGTGGGCAGCTCGTCGATGATGACCGACGACTTCAGCATCCCTTTCTTGTTGATGAGTTTCACGATACGGGAGTTATACAGACCGAGAGCGGCCCCGTAGATATTCTGACGGTCGGGATTGTTGCCCACACAGAGTATTTTCGGTTCTTCGGGGTTGTTGATGTCCAGCGTGAACTCGCTGTCCGACATCACCCAATAGAGCTGCGGGGAAATCATCCTTGACAAAGGGATTTTCGCGCTTGCTATCTGCCCCATCAACTGCTCCGCAGCCCCTCCGAGCCATGCGTCCATGAACGGAGAAAGATAGTTTTCCAATTCCGGGTAAGAGGTCAGTATCGGGAAAATATCCTCATAGCGGCGGTTCAGGAACTCAATCGCATGGGGGAATGTACAATACTTGCCGTTCTGGAAAATTTTGAGATACCAGATAATAGCCGCGAAAAGGATGATGGGCGATTCTACGAAAAAGTCGCCCTGCTTTTGCACCCAACTTTTATTTAAGTTGAGCATAATGGTGTACGCACTCTCATAAGCGTCCGTAATATCCTCCATGAAGTCCGGGTGAATGGGATTGCAACGGTGCGAACGTCGCGGGTCATCGAAGTTTATCACATAAAACTTCGGTTTCACCTTGTAGCCCTCCGGGTGGTTCAGCAGATGGTTGTATGCTATCGTGGACAAGTCGCTGAATTTGAAGTCGTACACATACATCGAGAAGCCCTTTTCTATCTGCTGCTTGATGAAATTATTTACCACTGCATAGGATTTACCGCTGCCCGGAGTACCCAACACGATGGAAGCCCTAAAAGGATTCACGACATTGATCCAGCCATTGTTCCAACGCTTTTTGTAGTAAAACCGTGTCGGAAGATTGACCGAATACTCGCTTTCGATAAGCCGCGTTTCCTGCATGAAGCTCTCGTTCTCGTTGTTGAACACATCATCCATGAGGTTGTGCTTCAACAGGCGGCTCATCCACAGACCGCCCATCAGCAGACAGACATAACCAGCTCCGACGGTCAGAATATACAGCCCTGTTACCGCCTCTATCGGTAGAGGCAAAGCCAGTATCCACCAGTTGAAGAAGAACAGCACGAAGCCGGCGGCAAGAGCCGTCCAGATTCGTCCCCAAGTGATTTTCTCGCCCTTCACGCCCTTTGTCCCCAGACAGGACAAGGCAAGCAGTAGGACGGCAAACAGTTTCGTGTACAGGATGGAACGGAACAGCCCCGCCGTGCGGTTGAAGTTCATCAGGATTCTGTCCACCACACCGATGTCCATACCCCAAAGCCGGATGGCTTCGTAGCAGAACCAGTACACGTTCATGACCACTAAAATAATACTCACGGCACGCAGAAAATCCATGATTTTCGCCAATGCCCTCAAATCGTCTTCTTGTTGTGACATACATTTATTTTTTGATTGTTGATACTTTCGGTTACATTCCCAAGCCCTTGCGCTTCTTCTTTTTCTTCTTGCGTTGCATCGCCCGGATGAAGGCTTCCTCCTCAGCGTCCACTGCCGGACCTTCGGGGGTAAACAGGTTCATGCCACCCGAATGGTTCTCGTATTCCCCTCCGGAAAATGATGCCGTGAAAAGAAGAGCTAAAGAAGAGCAAATACCCTACCTATAAATCACAATATATCAGTACGTTCGGAGGATAATTCATTTTCTCTTTTTCTTCGATTGTCTTGTTTGTTTTCTCATTTTTATTGTATTTTTGTCCCCAGTTCGTCCCCCGAAAAGAGTGCGGGGGACAAAAAACTGTCCCCCGGGAACGGGATACAGCAATAAAAGAGTTCTTCGTATAATTATTAAAAGGAGAAAGCAGACTATGGCTAAAACGACCACTACCCAAAAAGAACCCGTCAGGCTTCGGGAAAAGAAGTTGTCGAACGGCAACGTAAGCCTGTATCTTGACATCTGTAGAAACGGCAGACGCCACAAGGAGTATTTGAAGCTCTACCTGATAGATGCCAAAACTCCGTTGGAACGCGAACAGAACCGTCAAACGCTGGCTACAGCACAAGCCGTCAAGTCCAAACGTTTGATCGAAATACAGAACGGCGAATATACCTTCACGCGCCAGTTCAAGGAGAACACGCCCTTTTTGGAATACTATCGCAAGATGGTGGAGGAACGGCGTAAGAATCCGGAATCGCAAGGCAACTGGGGCAACTGGAGAAGCTGCCTCCGCTACCTTGAAATCTATTGCGACGAGAAAACCACCTTCCGGGAAGTAACACCGGAATTTATCACGGGATTCAAAGAGTTTCTGAACAACGTGGAGAAAGATACGCACAAGCGTGTCGGACCCCGCCGTGAACGCGACACATTCCAAGGGCTGTCGCAGAACTCCAAGGTATCCTACTTCAACAAGCTGCGTGCTTGCATCAATCAGGCATACGACGACCAAATCATACCGGTAAACCCGCTGCGCGGAATCGAAGGATTCAAGGAGGAAGAAGTCAAACGCGATTACCTGACGCTGGACGAGGTAAAGAAATTGGCAGCGACTCCTTGCCGCTACCCTGTACTGAAACGTGCGTTCCTCTTCTCGTGTCTGACCGGGCTGCGTAAAAGCGACATACAGAAACTGACATGGGGTGAAGTGCAGAAATTCGGGAAGTACACGCGGATCGTGTTCAAACAGCGGAAAACCAAGGGACAGGAATACCTCGACATTTCTTCGCAGGCGGAGAAATATCTCGGAGAAAGAGGCAATCCGGACGACATCGTATTTACGGGGTTTACCTACGGATCATGGACTTCTCTGGAACTGCAACGCTGGAGCCTGGCGGCGGGCGTCAACAAAAACTTGACTTTCCACTGCGCCCGGCACACGTTTGCCGTGCTGATGCTCGACCTGGGCGCAGACATCTATACCGTATCGAAATTGCTCGGGCACCGGTTCCTGACGACGACGCAAATATACGCCAAGGTGCTGGACAAGAACAAACAGAACGCCGTGTCGCTCATTCCCGACATCGGATAACACAGAAAACGTATGACAAGACAGGAAGCCGTCATAAAAATAGTAAAGATTACCCGCATCATCGGAGAGTTGAAATACCAGTTGGATGCGGACGACGAGGTTGAATTTGAGGCGCTCGACCCCGAATGGAAACATATCGCCGAATGGACGCAGGAGGTATGCCGGTACATGGAATTGGACGCTTCCCCGCAGGTGGCCCGTCTGATTGCCAATATCGGGTTTACCGACATGGTGGAGAAGTATGTGCAAAGCTGCAGGAAGGAGATCGGGGCGAAAGAGGCCAAGATACTCGACGACTATGTGAAGCACATGCGAACGCTGTCGTCGTTGTGCGATACCCGAAGCGAGGAGCAGAGGGAGAAATACGGCGATCTGATAGAGCCGTTAGCCAACGAACGGGTGGCTGCATTGCTGCAAAGAGCCGTCGATGCGGGCATACTGGACCGACACTACCAACCCGTTCCGCAGACGTCCCCCCTGCAACTGAAAGTCATCGCCTATGCGGTGTCGAGCCTATGCAAACTGCACAGCCCGTATGTCCTGTTTGAGAAACAATGGCACAGGGAGAACGGGAAACGGTTCAATACCTGCCGTATCCCCAAGCACAATACCGTTTGCTACGAAGAGACCCGGGCACTCTATCCCGAAGTGGATTTTGCCGGATTCGAACCCGTACACGAAGCCGCAACGTTCTATGTGCCGCAAAGCGAGGAGGAGATACGGGCCATGTACGAAGATTTGGTAAAATACGGGTACATAGCCCCGGAGACGACATTCGAGGCATTCGGCAGTATCTTCGACAAGGCAAGGTTCGAAAGTCCGGTGGAATGGACAAAAACCCAGCGGCAGTTGTCCTATTTCATCCACCAGGCATTCAGCCGGTTCAACAGGAAGAATTTATGGATCAAGGGCGAATGCTGTTTCCGCATCGGCGGAAAGAAGCCGCATAAGGCGAGCCTCGTGACGGGCTTCGCTTGGATCAAACGGGCGGGATGGATGGACCGGTACGATACGAGGCTGAAGGCTATATGCGACAGATTCAATCAATAGAGAGTATCACTCTCAATGCAGAACTAAAAAGAGAATTACCTATTCATATTTAGGTAAACCCATATTCCATAATACCCATAGCCATAAAGAAAAATATACTATGTATCAACTACTTATCAATGAAAAATACATCGCTTCGAATACGACTTTCAGTATATTTAACGGAATTTTTGACGAACCTAAATTCAAACAGCCTGTAGTATGGACAAAAAAACAGTCGCAACTCATATATTTCGTTCATTCAGCGTTCAAGGCCGACAACCCTTTAGATGTAGGGGTGAAGTGCTTGTATTGTTTCCGTTTACAGAACGAAAAAGTACCCAATCGGCAAAATATGGTCTGTAACTATCATTCGCTTGTAAAGAATGGATTGTTAAACACATACGATACAGAGTTAAAGCATATAGCGAATGAATACAACAAAGTGGGAAAGCGTGATACAAATACCTCCAAAATAATGGAGAAAAATAACAATAATTCAAATTTAAGTCCATGACAAAGAAATTATCTTTGCACCTCTCTCTTTTTGAAAAGAGCGATGCTCAGGTCTCGGTGGACCCCAGCGCAGACCGGAACACAAGGGCTATTCCGGTTGGTCAAACAAGCCCATGAAACTTATAAGGCCGAAGTATCGACCTTGCAAAAGAGCTACAAGCGCTATGCGCTTGATTTCATTCATTCAAATCAGTTCCATGACGAAAAAGATGCCTGGAGCAAAAATGAACACCAGAAGAACTACTACACCATAACCGATCTTTTGAGGGAACATGAAAAATTAGTATGCAAATATTTCAACCGCAATAAATTAGATGATGCTGAAATTGCGGATTTGCTCAACGAATTTTATGTTTCCGACCTACCGAAAACAATACCTATCGAAACCGGACATGAAGACAGGGATAGGACTAAACCAATCCCGTCGAATAACACCATCGAGTCTGTACTCGACAAGTATACGATTGACCTCATTGTGCAACTTGCCAATGAGGTCGGTTTATTTAAGGAGAAACTGGACGCGGACGACGTGGCCGCCCGCTATGCGACGGACACGTTGCGGACAATGACCTCACGGAACAATACCCGGCTGGTCGTATTGCTGGACAAACTGGCGTCGAGCGGCATCATTCCCTACCATTGGCAGGCCGTGATCGCAAAAAAGAAACTTGTCGTGAGTTCTTCGGGCAGGAAATACCTTGACCAGCACGACATGTCATCCACCCTCAATAGAAGTAAAGAAACGCCACCTAGTATTTCTGAAAAGCATTTTCTTGCCATCATTGACAAATACATAAGGAAAATCAAGAGCAAGGAAGTGTAACATAAGAAGCCGGATTTGTCGATAGTTGTGTTGAGAGTGGTCTTGACACTCAACAATATCAACGCGAAGAGCCGGCCGGATGCCCATACCTTTGTCCCCCGCAACCGGGTTGCTGCGGGGGACGCTCCGCTATTGTCAAACCTTAACAGCATCCATCCATGACACACCGAAGGACGACAAACGCAAACAAGCTGCCATCCGGCCGCATACGCCAGATGGAGAAGATCATCGACATGGTAAGGTCGGAGAAGCCCATCGAGCGCATACGATCGCTGGAACAGAAGATCGACGAAGTGGATAAAATAGAGGCGATCGAGAGCTGTGTCGAGCTCTTGAAGGACCACATCTGGGCTGTCAAGGAGGTACTGACGACGGCCGAGGCATCGGCCTATCTGGGCCTCTCGGAGAGTTATCTCTACAAGCTCACTTCCTCGAAGCGGATACCGCACTACAAGCCTAACGGCAAGTTGGTGTATTTCAACCGGCGGGAGCTGTACGAATGGGCGATGAAAAACCAAGTACAAACGGCAGAGCCGACGGCCTGCACAAACGACGAGACGATATGAACAGAAAAGAGATAGACCTGTTGCTTGCACGCATAGAAGGGCTGAAATCTTTCCTCGAAAAGAACTCGTTGGAGGATTTTCAGAAAGAGATATTGAGAGTGGACAACTACCTGAAGCGGTTCGGCTCGCTGGACGAACTGCTGTCTCACCTGAAACGGGTGGAGGAAGTAGCCTACACGGCGAAGGAGTTCCTGACCATCGACGAGGTGGCCTACTACCTCCAAGTGTCGAAAAGTTACGTCTACAAACTGACGGCTTCGAGGGAGTTTACCGTATATAAGCCGAACGGGAAGACCATCTTCGTCCGCAGGGACGACCTGAACGAATGGATAAGACGCAACCCCTGCGTGTCCGGCAGGGAAATAGAGAGCCGGGCCAACCTGCTTGCATACAGGCTGGAGCAACAGCAGAAACCACGAACATTCAAGAAATGAGAATCATGAAAAAAACCGATATGACACTACCGGACAACCACCGGATAGACGAGGAGAAATGCAAGTCGCTACTGCAATACATTCGTCTGAATGTCACCGAAAAGTACGACTTTCCGCAGGAGATCGTGCAGGTAGACGGCGTGACCGTGGCGACGTTGGGCAATTTCAGCGCATCGACCGGAAAGCCCAAAAGCAAGAAAACGTTCAATGTCAGCGCCATCGTGGCCTCTGCCCTGTCGGGGAAAGAGGTGCTGAAATACAAGGCGGAGCTGCCGCCCTGCAAGAACCGCGTGCTGTACATTGACACGGAACAGAGCAAATGCCACTGCCACAAGGTACTGCACCGGATACTCAAGCTGGCGGGGCTGCCGACAGACCGGGAGAACGACCGGATCGAGTTCTTCGTGCTGCGCGAGTACACGCCCGACCAGCGCAGGGACATCATCCGCTGGGCGCTGCACGAGGAGCAGAACATCGGACTGGTCATCATCGACGGCATCCGCGACCTGATCCACGACATCAACAGTCCGAGCGAGTCGCTCGACATCATCAACGAACTGATGCGGTGGTCGAGCTACTACGAGCTGCACATCCATACGGTGCTGCACCTGAACAAAGGCGACGACAATACCCGGGGGCATATCGGCTCGGAGCTGAACAACAAGGCGGAAACCATCCTGCAAATATCGAAAAGCGTCGAGAACGGCAGGATCAGCGAGGTGCGGGCCATGCACATCCGCGACCGGGAGTTTACCCCGTTCGCCTTCGAGATCGGGGAAGATTCGCTTCCCCGTCTGGTAAAGGACCACCAGTTCAAGATGAGCAAACGAGACCGGCTGTCCTCGTACATGGATATGACCGAGCAGCAGCACCGCACAGCTTTGGAAGTCGCCTTTCCGGACAACTACGTTCCGGGGTATCAGATGCTGCTCGACGCCCTGAAAAGAGGATACGACAGCATCGGTTACAGCCGCGGACGGAATACGCTGGTGGGACTGTGCAAGTTCCTCATACAAAACGAGGCCATCGTAAAAGACGGCCGCGGGTATGCTTACAACGAGAATTTCCGCATAAAAAACCGGTCGGTTTAGTTTGCGGGTATATATAGAAAAACTACACTAAACGTCCCGAACCCATGAATACGATAGAGGCAAAACGAATACGAATCGTAGACTACCTGCGGCTGCTCGGCCATGAACCCGTCAAGGTGCGCGGCGGACAGTATTGGTACCTGTCCCCGTTGAGAAAAGAGGACACACCCTCCTTCAAGGTCAACGACCGGCTGAACGAATGGTATGACTTCGGATTGTCGGAAGGCGGGAGTATCATAGAGCTGGCGATGCTGTTCCTGCGGACATCGAGCGTGAGCGAGGTCCTTCGGCTCATAGAGGTGCAAACGGGCGCGGCTCCCCTGCTCCGCACCCGTCCCCACAACGCCATGCCCGACGCGATAGAGGAGATGATGAAAGGCGTCGAGGTGGTGCCGCTGAACCACCATGCGCTCCTGTCGTATATCCATTCGAGGGGTATAGATACGCAGACCGCCCGGCAGTTCTGTCGGGAGATACACTACGAACTGCACAGGCGGCATTACTTCGCCATCGCCTTCGGGAACGTATCGGGCGGCTACGAGATGCGCAATCCTTATTATAAAGGGTGCATCGGGCAGAAAGACATTTCCGTCGTCGAACAGGCAGCCGGCACGAGGCAGAAGCACGTGAACGTGTTCGAGGGCTTCATGGATTTCCTCTCCTACCGGACCCTGCTCAAACGGGGCGATGCCGTGGTATGTATCCAGGCGCCGTGCGACCATATCGTAATGAACACGGTAAGTAACCTGAAGAAGACCTTGCAGGTGTTGGAAAGCTACGAATACATCCACTGCTACCTCGACAACGATCTCGCCGGGCAGAAGACGGTAGAGACCATCGCCGGGCTGTACGGGATCGGGAGGACGGTAAACGAAGCGGTACGTTACGCCGACTACAAGGACCTGAACGACTGCCTGCGCGGCAGGAAGCGCTGAGAGGCCGCCATGTGCGGCCTGCGGGAAAACAAGGAGCCGGACTGGCTTGAGTCCGGCTCCCTCGTAAATTCGCGGTATTGCAGATGCAATCAGCAGACGCCCAGCACGATGCCTGCGTCGATATTCAACTTGCGGCTGATCTCCTGCGCCACCTTGTAGGTGGGTTCGGCCTTGCCGGAGACGATGGCGCTGACACGCGACGGACTGATACCCAGCATGGCCGCCAGCGAGCGCTGCGTTAGGTGCATTTCGTACATCCGCAACTTCATCACGTCGGCCAGAGATGCGGTGCCGACCGCAAAATGCTCTTCCGAGTAATCCGCTACGAGGCTCGACAACAATTCGAGTTCGATAAGGTTCTTATCATCTTTCGGCGTATTGTCGTCTACGAGCGGCAGCAACTCTTCCACCCGATTAACCGCCCAATCGTATTGGGCCTTGTTCTCGATTTTCGTCATACCTGCTCTACTTTTTATATGTTCCGACAATCAATTCTGTCGTATTCCTTATGCGTCCCGATGAACCGTACATACACGAACCGGATCGTGAATTTGATTACGGCGACCAAGCGGAAATCGTTTCCTTTGACATTGAACACATAACGCTGGTTGCCTACATTATCAACGCTATTGAAAGTCTTTTTCACATCCGCGAAGCAACTCCATTCGCTTTTCTTGACCTTCTGCACCCAATCCTGCAAGGCCACCTTCGATTCCGGGTGTCGTTCCGCATATTCCTTAATGGCCTGTTCGGTAAAAATCCTCATAGCTCTGCGGGCATACATCAATTACGATGCAAACATACGCAGAAAATTTCATTTTACAAAATATAGTTTCATTTTACAGAACAACGGAACGATCTATGGGGGTAAAAACCAAATGTACAAAAGAAGAGCAGCGACAGAAAGATAGATATCCGGTATATATCAGAAGGTTAGCAGCGCGACACCCCCGGACGCACCGCGAAACCAAATGTTACTTCGGTGATACTTTCGTGTTACATTTGAACCAGATTTGAACGCGGTGTTCGACCTCCGATGTTACATTGCCTCCGAAAACGGCCAAAAACGGTCAAATTTCGGAGGCTTTTTGATATCTGCGACCGTAGGTCGGATTTGCGACTGAGGCTGTTTGTGCTGCGATTTCAGCCATTGGTAGGCGTGTATAGGTGACGCCAGTCGAGTATCGTATTTTTATCGTTCAAACGGCCGTTCAAACCCTCACCAAACAAAGCAAGGTCGTTCTGCCATTTCGGCAGTCATGTTCTATGATCTGAGATTTAGACGGCCACAAAAACGGCCGTTAAAACTGCCTCTGTTTTTTCGTGTTTCAAAACGAAATATCCACGTTAAACAGCCATTAAGACTGCCAAAAACGTGAAAAAGAGATGCACCTAAACTAACCTTTAACTACCAAAACCGTGCAAAAATGCAGAAAAATGGCGGTATATGTACCCCCTTAATGACACACTTTTTACAAATTTCAATCGCTTATTTTTGTATAATCGTCTAAAGAACAGCAACAACTGCTCAAGTTGCCGCTGTTTGCTGTTTGAAAAAGTGCGCGTGACACGCTTTTATCCCATCGTGTTGAATCTCACACTCGCCTTTACCAATGCCAGTGCTTGGATCGAGTCGGCGGGGATGTCTTTCGGTGAATGGTGTGGGTTATGGCTAACGAGCCGGACGAAACGGTCGTCATCGGCTTTTTGTATATACTTGATAGTAATATAGTCCTCGCCGTCAAGTGTGAACGATAGAAGATACATTTCGCCCCATAATATACCAGACGAATTATTTGCAATTTCTTTATATAGAACTATGTCTCCACTTTTCAGTAATGGATACATCGAATCCCCTCGCACGTAAAGAGCTCCATCGCATGGCGGAAGATCGGGGATTTGTATATGGCTAATGGGTGTTTGGCGGGCCTGATCGCTGAACAGTTCCACTAAACCGGCTGTTGCATCCAATTCATAGAGGGGGATGCTTTGCAATCCTACTTTGTGATCCGTTCGCAGATGGAATTGTTCTTTTACGACAGGCGTGGCAAGTTGGATATCTTGATCTCGAAGCATTGAACCTCGTCCTGTCAATAACCATTCGACCGATACTTGTGGATATGCAGCAAGAAATCTCGCCATATTATCCTCGCTAATACCATTATTTTGTCCCAAAATCCCCCTTGTAATACCCGTTTTTCGGTAAAAATCATACTGACTTATACCATTTTCCGAAAGGAATAACAATATTTTTCGCTTGATAGGTGATTTTTCTTGCTTATTTTCTTGCATAGTCGAAATATCTCGTTTATATTTGCATCGTCCTAACATATTAAGGCGCTATAAAGATAGTGAAAATTTTGAATTATGGCTATGAAAGAGGAAATGAAGAAGTGGCAAACGCAAAGCAACAAGAACAAGGTCTGTTTTTACCTGATTACACGCGGTATCGCATTCAGTTATACGGAGAAGTCCGGAATTGTTTTCGAAGCGTCCGCTTCCTTCGTGAAGCGCATGTTCGACGCTTTGGTAACGGCTTACGGTTGTTCCTTGAGACCGAGCATCAATGAAGTAAAATAACCCGGCGATATCCCGATGATGGCATTTCAAAGAGATACTGTCTGACTACTTGTAGAACCAAACATAACCAAGAGAATGATGAAATATATCGAATTATCGACTTCTAAAAAAGCTCGCATCTGTCGGGCGTTGGGGGTAAGCCGTGTAACGCTGTGGTCGGCCTTGACCTTCCAGACCCAGAGCCAGTTGGCAGAAAAGATTCGCCGCATGGCCGTGCAAAATGGCGGACGCGTAATGATCAAGCTCGATGTCACGGAAGGTTTCATGCCGAATTGCGAGATCGATTTCGTACATGATATCGGCGGCGTACAACGGATCATTCAAACCTTCTCGAACGGTGTTCGAGTGGAGTTCGACAACGCGACGTGCACAGCCAGCATCAGTCGGGATAATCGTGCCGTAAAAACGTTCTCCGATGTCAAGGTTCGCGACTGGGGAAACATCGTATTCGAGGCGCAAAGCCTCACGGATTCATTAAACAGGTAGGCTTATGATACCCAAACACCAAAGAGAGGCTATTTCCCGTCACGAAGAGCGTCTGAATGAGCTATTGCATGCGGCGGTCGAAGAACTGGAATCGATCAGCGGATACGGTCTCGGAGAGTCCGACTGGAACGAAGCCGACGGTACGATCACCTTTCTATTTCAAGACGTATCTCTGTTGAAACGCTTTCGACAACGTTGTGTGCAGCCGTCAGGATCTGCTCAATCCGGGGATCATGCTTATCAATCCACACCCGAAAGGTCATCGTGTACTCCTCCACGGCAGGAATGGAAAGTTCAAATCGGTAACATTCGGGAGGATACGATTTATCAGTTCTGTATCTCACGTCTAACTGGCGCAATTGAGGAGACATCGATTCACGAGTACGGAACATCAGTTGTTCCGACGGGCAAATGAAATGGATATATAGATCGGCAGGTAACATAATCGCTGAAATTTTGTAGTTGGCAACACAAATATAGCGATTTTCCCACGAACGCTGAAGGCGTTGCCCGGAGCGATACCGGCGCGGGATCGAGAACAACGAAGCGATGGAATATTTCGGAAACATAATAGCAGTAACGATGCACGAGCTGACGCGGTCGGACGATGGCGAGGCGGTAATGAGTCGTAGTGCTTACGATCATCTCGTGACGCGGGGCCGGGTAAATGTTCTACGTCCGGGCAAGGGACTCGGGTCGTATGCTCTGATCGAGTACCACTCGCTACCTGAACGGTTCCGACTGCGTTTTGAAGCGAAATACGGTAATCCTGAAAAGATAATGAAACAGGAAGATATGCCGCTTGCAGTCGATAGCGAAGCACAAAAGTATTATCATGAATATCTGTTGCCGAACGGCGAACATTTACCGGAGGATAAACAAACAGAATACACGCTGAATGCGCGGGTGCTGAATGCTCTTCGGGAAATGCGGGGGACACAAAAAGCGATGCGTCGTGCGTGCAATAACAATACGCCGGTCATCTGGTCTAACATCTTCGCTGCGGCCGAGGAGTTGCGCAAAGCCTACGGACACACCCTGCCCAAGAGTGAAGCTCGTCTGCGCGACAAGCTCCGCCAATATACGAAAGAGGGCTATGCCTGCCTCGTGTCTGGCAAGTTCTGCAATGCGAACACGCTGAAAATTACCAAAGCGGCCGGACGTCAGATCGTCGCCCTGCGTCGTTGTCGCGTCCCGGTCTATACGACCAAGCAGCTCTTCGAAGAATTCAACCGCATCGCCGAACGTCGCGGTTGGAAACGGCTCGCTTCGCAGTCGTCGCTGGTGCAATACCTCGAACGGCCGGAGATCAAGCCGCTGTGGTACGACGCTGTTTATGGTGAACTGGCGGCCAAACAGCTCTATGCACGCCGCAACAAGACCGAAATGCCGACGATGCGCGATTCGCTGTGGTACGGTGACGGAACGAAGCTCAACCTCTTCTACAAGGCGGTCGAGAACGGCAAAACGGTGGTGCGTTCCGCATCGGTGTACGAAGTGATCGACGCTTACAGCGAAACCTTGCTCGGCTATGCGGTCAGCGATACGGAGAATTTCGACGCTCAGTTTCGGGCATTCCGTATGGCTATCGAAACAGCCGGACACAAACCGTATGAAATCGTTACCGACAATCAGGGCGGGCAGCGGAGCAAGATCGCTCAGAAGTTCTTCGCGAATATCTGCCGCATCAATCGCCCGACAGCACCATATAACGCTCCGTCGAAAAGTATCGAGTCGGTGTTCGGTCGCTTTCAAAAGCAGGTACTGCATGAGGATTGGCGTTTCACCGGCGGGAACATCACTTCGAAAGAGGCGTGGAAGATCAACCGGGAGTTCCTCGAAGCGAACAAGGAGAAATTGTTCACCTACGAGGAGATGCTGGAGGCCTACTCCGTCGCCCGCAGCAAATGGAATGCGATGAAGCACTACCAGACGGGGATTGCACACGAAGAGATGTACCGCACGAGCGTCAATCCTGCAACGGAGCGCGTAACGGAATTGGATATGATCGATCTGTTCTGGCTGACAACCGAGCGGCCGAGCATATTTACAGCCGATGGTATCACGATCCAATACCAAAACCGCAAGTACACTTACGAGGTATTGACCTCCGATGGTACGCCCGATTACGCATGGCGCAGTGAGAATACCGGCCGAGAATTCTTCGTGCGTTTCGATCCGAAGTCCATGGATCGCGCATTGCTTTACGAACAGACCCCGATGGGGTTACGTTACGAAACCGTAGCATATCCTTATCTCACGGTCCGTCGCAATATTCAGGAACAACAGGAAAGCGATATGGAGCTGATTCGCTACAACGATGAAGCGAACAAACGTGAGCGGGTGCGCCGTCAAATCGAGGCGCATGCGTTGGAACTGGAACACGGCGTCGCACCGGAACAGCACGGGCTGCGGACACCGGCGATCAAAGGCATCAGCGAAAAAGAGTACGAACGCCTGGCCGATACGGTTGTAGTCGTGCCCTCCGGGCAGTACTCCGAACCGGTGACCGTCGGCGAATATACCAAGGCGGTCAGCAATCTGGATTGCGATCCGACGGCGATATTCAATCGAATGTAAATTTTTAATTACAAACCAATATGAAACAGTTATCTCTCGAAGAGAAAAAGGATATTCAGGCCCGTTTGCAGGTCTATGTATCCAAGTATCCCAGCCAAAACAAGGCGGTGAATTCACTCGGTATCAGTGCAGGTACGATTAGTACGATTCTGAACGGTAAATTCGACAACATCAGCGACGAAATGTTCCTGCGGATCCGCTCGCAAATTTCTCCTGTGAATCCGGAGGAATGGACTGTCTGCGAAACGACGGCTTACCGGGAATTATTTCTTTTGCTGGAGGATGCGCAAGCGAATCAAAACGTGTCATGGGTGGTCGGAAATGCCGGTATCGGCAAGACGACGACCGCGCACGATTATGCTGCCAAGCATGAAAACGTGTTCGTTATCTCGTGTTCGGAGGACATGCGTCGCGGGGACTTTATTCGTGAAATGGCCCGCGTCATAGGGCTCAAACTCGCCCAGACGAGCCTGCGGGAGAAACTCCAAGCCGTAACGGATGAATTGCGTGTGCTCGACCGGCCGCTGCTCGTCTTCGACGAAGGCGACAAGTTGATGGATACGGTGTTTTACTACTTCATTTCGATTTACAACGCGCTCGAAGGACGCTGCGGAATCATCTTTCTATCGACCGAATACATCAAGCGGCGGATGAGTATCGGCTTGGAGTACGACAAAAAGGGTTATGACGAGATGTTTTCACGTATCGGGCGCCGGTTCATCGACCTCACTCCCGCAACCAGCCATGAGGTGACGGCCGTATGTCTGGCAAACGGGCTGAATGCCGAAGCAGCAATCTCCAAAGTGTTGGCAGATGCCCGCACGGTCGTATCGAAAGCTGCAAATCCATGGGATAAGAAGCAAGTGCGGGACTATTACGACATGCGCCGTGTTCGGAAATCGGTGCACAAAAGTAAAAAGCTCGCTGAAATCAAGAAATAGTCTTGTTCAAAAGCAATTCAAATGGGCCGGACACTATCTGCAAAACAGGTTCTGACGATCAAACGCCGCACGATTCGTTTGGGCGGCATCTGGGATGATTGCGTGGGGGAAATCGACCGTACGGGTGTGGTGTTCTTCTGGGGTAACAGCGGCAACGGAAAGACTTCGGCTGTGGTATCCTTTTGCAAGGCGCTGTGCGCTCATGGCAAAGTACTTTATCTGCCGTTGGAGGAGGGACTGGGAGGAACGACACAGGATGCTATTCGGCGTTATCGGGCAGATGAATGCGGCAGTCGTTTTCAGTACAACGATTCGATGAGTTTCGAAGAAATGGACGAACGGCTGTCGAAACCCCGATCGTGGGATTTCGTTGTCATCGACTCTTTCCAATATACCCAAATGAGTTACAAGGAATACATCGCATTCAAGGAGCGGCATCGCAACAAATTGCTGATTTTCGTCAGCCATGCCGACGGCAAACGTCCGGACGGACGTGCTGCGAGCAAAGTGATGTACGACGCTTCGCTGAAAATCTGGGTCGAAGGTTACAAAGCCTTCAGTAAGGGCCGTTTTATCGGTCCGACAGGCGAATGTACGATTTACGAAGAAGGTGCGCGTAAATACTGGGGATAAACCTTAAATGTAAAACGATATGGACATCAAGAAAATTTACATCAGCGGAAAGATCACCGGACTGCCTGTCCGGGAGGCGATCGCCAAATTTCGAAGTGCGGCGGAGAAGATACGGCGGTTCGGGTTCGAACCGGTCAGCCCGTTCGACAACGGCCTTCCACTGGAGGCCGACTGGGCGGAGCACATAGGCAAAGATATCTCGTTGCTGCTTCGATGTGACGCCATCTACTTGTTGGACGATTACGAGAAGAGCGAGGGTGCACGCATCGAGTTGTGCATCGCCCTCCATCGTCGAATGCCGGTCTTTATGAACGTACGGCCCAAACTCGGATTTTTCAGCGTACAAACTTTCGAAGATTATGACAAAGAAAAAGTGTAGCTACTCTCGGTTCTATGCTATCGCCAAGGCGAAAGGCATCGACCTCGACCGGTACAAGGAAACTTTGGTATTGCAATTCACGGATGGTCGTACTTCATCGCTTCGGGAGATGATGCCGACGGAGTACGAAGATATGTGCGAGTGCTTACAGTCGGGTAAGATGATGGGAGAAAGTATTGCAGACCACAAAGAACGACTACGAAAAGCCCGTTCGGCAGTGTTGAAACGCATGCAACGCCTCGGTATCGATACGACTGATTCTTCATTTACCCCGGTCAACGAATTCTGCATGGATTTACGTATCGCAGGCAAACCGTTCGGACTATTGACCGTAGAGGAATTGCAGTCTCTTATTCCCAAACTGGAGGCGATTCTACGCAAGCCCAAAATCCGAAATACACAGTGCGCCGTTTCAATTCCGCTTATTATTCGATCCAACCAATTGCCGAGCTAACCATGAAACTTGTAATTAAAACGATATCTGAAGTCAAAGATGCCAAGGAGCATCTTGAAGATCAAATATCCTGCTTGCTGATGCAGTTCGAAAAAGATAACGGAGTACATATCTCCGATTTAAGCATCTATCCGCGTGAAATATACAATGAATACGGGAAAATGATAGGCCGTCAAATCGGAACCTCAATCGTTGTCAAATTATGACCAAACTACCTTACCGTCAGGCAATGCTGATGAAACATACGGCATGGATGAATACCCGCTTAATCGAGCGGGGCCCCCGGCCGGAAGACGAGCGGTACGTGCCGCTCGCGGTGCGGATGCTGACGCTGGTCGGATGTCTGAATTACGCGATGCTCGACCTTGAATCCGAACTTACGGCCTCCGGCTTGTTCCGCCACGAAACCAAACGCCGTTATACGCAGGCCCGGACTTTGGTCGCGCAGGCTCACGGCATCGCGTGGTCGATGCTTCGCAAGATCGACGACCGGGCCGCCCGGCAGTACAACGACAAGACAGACGAGGCGTATCGGACCATCAGCGGCTGCATCCTGTTGGAGGCTCCTCAAAGGTCTTACAACATCGTGTTGTCACTGTGCCGGATCATCAGCTCTCTCAACGGTCGGATTTCGGGTCGCTACGACTTCAACCCGGCCAAACCTCTTGTACGCATCCCGGCTCTGTTGGAGTGTACCGGGATCGAGGATTACAGGATCGACGAGATTATCGAATTGAATTTAACAGATTAAAGAACATGAAAGTAATCGTTACCTTCTCAGGAGGTAAGGACAGCCTTGCGGCGCTGTTGTGGGTGCGCGAGCATATTACCAAGAACTTTACCACCGTGTTCTGCGATACGGGTTGGGAGCATCCACTGACCTATGAGTATATTAACCGTATCGCCGACAAGCTGCACCTCGACTTGGTAACATTGAAGTCGAAGAAGTACGACGGGATGGTCGATCTTGCGCGGCAAAAAAAGCGCTGGGCCTCGACGCGGGCGCGGTTCTGCACGATAGAACTCAAAACCAAACCGACGATTGACTATGTGCTGGACGAAGTTCAGGACAATATGCTGATGATTCAGGGCATCAGAGGCGCGGAATCTCCGGCGCGAGCCAAGATGTCGGCGCAATGTACGTACTTCAAATATTATTTCGAGCCCTACGGTTATGACAAAAACGGTAAGCCGAAGAAGCACAGCTACCGTGGTAAGGATGTCCGGGCATTTCGGGAAAAGTTCGCCGACGATTTGCTTCGGCCCGTGTTCGACTGGTCGGCGCAGCAGGTGATCGATTACATCCTCGCCGCAGGGTTAGAGCCGAATCCTCTCTACCGGATGGGCTATAAGCGCGTCGGCTGCTGGCCGTGTGTGATGGCAAACCAGCGCGATATTCTCAATATCGCCCAACAATCTCCCGAGCGTATAGCGGAAATAGCAAACTTCGAAAGAGAGTTGCACTCTTCTTTTTTAGGCCCGGATAAGATTCCCTCCTACGCAATTACCAGCGGAGAGAAATATCCGACAATAAACGATGTCGTGCGCTACGTCCAATGGCAGAACGCGACGGGCAGTTTGTTCGACGACGATACGGCGACCAGTTGCATGAGCTTTTACGGATTGTGTGAGTAAACAATAAAATAAAAATAAAATGAAAAAATACACACAGGCAGATTTCGATGCCTTTGAGGTGATCGACGGAATCAAACAATGCCCCTCTGGAGATTACAGTGATATACAAGTATTCAGCGATAGGTGCTCTTTCGGTGAGGATTGCTCTTTCGGTGAGGAGTGCTCCTTCGAAGGGAAAGGCGAATATATCGGCGATTATCCTTTCCTGGCTTTTGTCGGATTCGGCTCTCGGATTGGCAGCAAGGTTTACTTTTTCAACCTGCAAGACGGCATTTATGTCCGTTGCGGCTGCTGGCTGTCGGATATAGCCGGGTTCCGGGAGAGAGTGAAGGCGAAGAATGCCGATGCGATGTACCTGGATTTATGCGATCTGGTCGAGAGGAAGTTTAACAGGAAAAATTCGAAATAACTATGCGGGCGAACGAATATCAGACACGCGCGATGAGTACACGGCTGCCGAGTTGCGGGAATGCGATCTATATGCTTTTCGGCCTGATGGCCGAGGTGGGCGAAATCGCCGATAAGATCGCCAAATGGCGCCGAAAGGGAGTGTGCCGGCTGGATATGGATCATTTGGTCTTCAATACGGGCGATTTGCAAGAGGCGGAGGGTTACAAATCCGAGCTGATGAAAGAGGTCGGGGATTGTGCGTGGTTTATCGCGGGCATTGCCGATTGCTTCGGCTTCACGCTCGAAGAGGTCATGCAGCAGAACCTCGACAAACTCGCCAGCCGCCGCGAGCGCGGCGTGATCGATGGAAACGGGGATAACCGATGATCGCTTATGACCCACGCCTCTCTTTTCAGCGGGATCGGCGGGTTCGATCTGATTGCAGATTTTAAAACGATAAACGAATACGAGAAGATATGACAAATCAAGTAACAAGCATCGAGCAATCGAAGCGGCTGCTGGAACTGGGCGTGCCGGCGGAGATGGCCAGCATGGTATGGGATACTATATCCCTTGCGTCACATCCAATATTGAGGGAATGGGACACAAGTACGGATACGAAACGTTGGCAGGTAGATCGTGTTGGCCATGTACCTGCCTTCACGGTCGCGGACTTGCTGGGAGCGTTGCCAAGTCATTGCCGAATGCCCGACGGAGCGTGGATCAATATGGAGATAGGGAAATGGGAGGACATCTGGTGCCTCTCGTACTACCAGATGGCCTCCGGAAGCGATGAGGTACTGTGTGGCGGCGCAGGAAGGGAATACTACTTATCGGTACAGTCGACACAGCTTATCAACCTGCTGTACGGAGCGGTCGAGTGGCTTTTATCAAAAAAGTGCAAATTGAAGATATGAAAAAGATAATGTTCAACGATCTTTACGGGTAGTTTACGAATTTGAGTTGGTGAAACAACGAGATTCGATGCAAAACTTTGAAACCTTTCAAACATTTTGAAATATGAGAGAAATTAAATTCCGGGGCAAGCGCCTCGACAACGGGGAGTGGATCGAGGGCGATCTTCTTCGAATGCTTGACCATTGGTTTATATTCCCCGATCCTGCGCCGGAAGGGATTGATAAATACGAATTATAAATTGTATGGATATTACGAAAATGACAGCAGCACAACGCGCCGAACTGAAGGCGCAGCTTGAGGCCGAGGAGCGTGCCGAGAAACAGAAACGCGAAGAGAGTATTGCCGCATACAAGTCGTCGGTGGATGAGTTCTGCCGCAGCAAGTTTAGCCGGTTGCAGGCGTTGAGCGAGGAGATGCGCCGGTTGAAAGAGGAGGTTTTCGGCGATGCCGAAACGCTGATCGCGCTTAAGGATGAGTTGTTCCGGACCAAATCGGACCGACACAGCAATCAATTCACGACTTCCGACGGCAAGATCACCGTGGCACTCGGTTATCGCACCAACGACGGCTGGGACGATACGGTGAATGTCGGGGTCGATAAGGTCAAAACGTTCATCAAATCGCTGGCCAAAGACGAGGATTCGGCGGCTTTGACCGAGATGGTCATGAATCTGCTGGCGAAGGATCGCAAGGGAAATCTGAAGGCCAGCCGCGTACTGCAACTGCGCGAAATCGCCCGCAAATCAGGCTACCCGCAACTAATTGAGGCCACCGACATCATCCAGAACGCCTACCGGCCCGTCGATACCTGTCAGTTCATTTCCGTCTCCTACAAGGACGACAAGGGCGTGAAACAGACATTGCCGCTCTCGTTGGCGGCCATGGAGTAGTCCCGAACGGTTGTCTGCGGCGGTTCGATTCCGCCGCCGGGAACATTGCCGAAAAGTAACAAATTTTGTAGCTTTGTATGTGTTTAACTAAAAATATAATTTTATGGATCTTTATTTCGTAATTCTTGGAATTCTGTTTTTTATTTTTGGACTCCTCCAAATTATTCTGTTTTTCAAATTATGGGCTATGACCAACAATGTAAAGAAGATTGCACAAGGCAATGATTCTCCACATGTTGATTGGCAACTTCGGGCTTGTGTTTTAACTGGAGATATGGATCGCGCCGAGAAATTGATAATTGAAGATTTTGTCGAAAAGGTGCGATTACATGTCGTCCAACACGGTCCATCCGAATCCATAGGACCGATCAAAAATGCGTGCCGAGCCAGATTCAAGGCGATCGGAAAACAGATGCCTGAAGCCATTGAAAAACTCCAGAATGGAGCAAATATCATTCAGTTGATACCATAATTATCCCGTTTTTATATGCGATAATTCTTATTCCTGTCAAGAGATTCGATGTAAATATGTATAGAGTGCGTTTTATTTTGCAAAGGCCCGGCTATCGCAAATGCTATCTCGAAGGCCTTTATCGACCAAGAGGTAACCTCTCGGTCAATGCGATGCGCAAAGCCTGTCAGGAGGAACTCCGACAATATTTGGAGGCACAAGATCCGGAATATCGTAAATTCGACATAAAACTCACATATTTCAACCGTCTTCGCATTGATTTTCTACTGAATGTGGGGATTGTTTGATAACATAAAAACGCTGCCAAGAATCGAAAATCGGCAGCGTTTTTGTTTCCTCCAGTGCAAAATTTCGTATCTTTGCAATATGGGTAACACGTCAGACAATCAACTCATTCTTTTCCACTGCCCGACCATTGAGAAAGCCGGGAACCGGCGGCGTACACGTTCTCTGCCCCGTTCGGGAGATGGAAACATCACGTCGCGTGCAGACCGAATCGCCAAGCGCAACCGCCTCCTGACGGCCCGTTATTACTACTGGACAGAGTTGGAGCGGCGACGTTTCGACGATGTGCTGAAGATCCTTGCCGACAATGAATTTTTCGTCGAGGACCGTACGATCAGCAACGCCCTGGTCGCCGAGGACGAGTTCTACAACAAGCTGATCCGTCAACGTACGACCAAACGCCAGTTGCGTCGGATGTTTCCCGGGTTCGACTGGGGTTAATCCATAAACTCCGATTCGTAGATCATCCGGAATATTTTCAATCCGTTCGACCTATTCTCCGTTAAGACCGACACCCGGGATGTCGGATTGATCTTGCGTCCGAAAGACCACCATTGAAGCGCCTTGTGTATATTCTGCAGGGTGTCGTACTGTTGAAGCGCTTTTTCACGACTCTCTTGCGGTGCGGATGCGTTTGCCGTACCCCAGACGTTGAATGCCACTTGCAGTTGAAATCTCACACGCACGCGTTGTTTTCCGGCCATGTGGGTCGTGCATTGCGGGTAGCTCATCTCGACCAGGCAGCAGGGGAAGGCCACCGGAGGCCGTTCCGAAACATTGAGTTGTCCCTGATCCGAATCGATCCATCGCAATTCGGGGACTTTGTTTTTCAGCTGATCGCACAGGGCGATGAAGAGTTCTTTTTCCATAATCAGTTGTTTAATACGGATTCCACATAAGTCTCGATTCTTTTTTGCAGCTCGGTTTCGAGTTCCCGGGCGTCGCCGATAAACTGTCGCCGGGGAATGTTCACCCTTCGGGTGTGCTGCCGAACGCTCTGATCACCCCGGCGCGTGTGCCGGATATGGGCCGGAACCGCAACCGCACCTTTGAATCCTTCGTTGTGTACCCGGGCATAGTCCACTTTCTCGTTTCCGGCCGCGATGACGATCCGCCCGGGCGTGATCACGACAGGCCGGATGCTGTTGAGCAAAGCTCCGGACTGCACGAGCAGTGACCCCGATTGTTTGGGGACCCGGGGTGGTGCCCACGGATTCCCGTCAAAGGCCTTGTGCCGGAACGTGTCCTGGAAATATCCGACGGATGTTTCAGCGACGATTTCAGCCGTTCCCTGCAGGATCTCCTCCATACGCTTCTCGAGGAGTTTGTCGATTTCTATTTTCATAAAAATTTTGTATATTTGTTCCGAAGCGTACAATTCCGGGGGTGAATCGAATTCTGCTATCCCTCGCGGGTGATGGGGGCATGGGACCAAAGTCTGGGCTTGATACAGCGGATGAGTACGTTAACCCGAAGCAGCGGTATGACACTGGCTATCCAAGGCGTTGCGGATACCTGCAGGACGTGTTCCCAAGGTAAACAACAGTACGTCCGGACGCAAAGACATGCCGCTACGACTTTTTTATAAGCAAGCCCCGTCGGTATCTCCATCGCGGGTCAATGTGGCGGCTGCTTCGCGTTTTCTGTTTCAAATTCGGAGTCTGAACGATCTCGAACCAGGTCGTTATCCTATATTCGAGATTTTCATCCACTTCACAGATCACGTCGATCACCTTTCCGTCATAGAATTTTATGAAATTCATGTTCCTGAACGGTCTGTGATAATCGTTCAACCAAACCTCGTCGGGATTCTTCAGCACCTCTTCGACACATGCCAGTAACGGCACCCGCACTTTCTCATAGTTCCCGGTCGTATGAGTTCGGAACACCTTCTCGTCCATAACGACTTCGCGGCCTTTGTAGTCGTGTAGCGTCTTGTGAGCCTCGTACCATTCTGCGGCCGAACCGCTGTATTCGGGCATCGGTTCCGTCGCTGCCGCCAGGCGTTTGGCAAACGAGTCGAGTCCCCAGTCGTTGTAGTAGAGTCGGCCAAGTAGCTTCGAAGCCTTGTTCTGGAAGCGGCGGATGTAGAACTGGTTCTGCGTGAACACCTCGCCGGTGAGGGCACGGTTTACGCCCCAACCCTGTGCTGCGGCTTTTTTCCACGTCGCCGTTCCGAAGAACTCGTCCACGCGCTGTTGCGAGGCTTCGACCGTCTCTTTCTTGACCTCATGGGCCATCCGCGGCACGACCCGGCAGCGACATCGCCAGTCGTTCGGCGGGAAGATCTTCTTCCATCTGGCATCGTTGTAGGGAAGGACGATCCCTTCGAGCTGGCGATGAGACGGACGCACACGATCGTCTCCGACCGTCCGGTACTCCCAGTAGGGGAACAACTTTGTCTTGCCCATCAGCCGCCGGTAGGTGCTGGCGGCTTCGGCCGTAAGTAGTGCCGTGTCGTACTCGGTACGTTGCCAGTCGCGGTTGAATGCCGTGCAAATCTTGCGGGCCTCACGTTCGAAGTCGGCGAAATTACTACTTTCACGGAAGAGGCGGTTGAGTTCCTGCAATTCGGCCAGGGTTTTGGCTGCCGAGAACTGGAACAGGTTAATCTCCATCGCTGTCTGTAAAGCGTCGTCACGTACTCCGTACACAACCCCGATATCAGCATTCCCGATGCTGTCAGCTTCCGGTTGACGGCCTTCAAAAGGTCTTCGGAAAGGAATCGAAATAGCTCCGTGTCGAACGCGGGCTGCGAGACGGCCACACGTCCCATCAGCCTCTCTTCGAGCGTATCACTGTCCTGCATCCGCATGAGGGCAGTGCCATCGAACGCCCCGCCCTGCGGGGCTTTGACGAAAAAATCCCATAAGCGGCGCCAAATGTTCCGGTTGTCGGCATTCCGCACCTTCTCCTCGACATCCGTATCCGTTTCAAGGTGCGAGCCTAATACCATATTCGACTTTTCTCCGGCGATCACCTCTCCTTTGTCCGGCATGGGGATCGAATACTTGTCGTGAATGAATGCTGCGGGGATATCGATGATCGTCGAGAGCTTCACGATTTCGTCCACGGAGAGCGGGTCGGCTGCCTTCGGATAGACGAAGCGGCCGCCTTTCACGGGTAAGCCGCAAGTCTCCAGAACAGGCAGCAGCCGTTCATTGAGCGTACGTTGTACAAAACGCAGGTCGCTCGTGTGTTTCGAATCCTCGACCTGCAGATGCACTTCTCCGAGCGAGCGGGCTCCGCGCTCGCCCTGAATGGTGGTCAGCGTCTGTCCGAGGATCGTGATAAGCATCTCTTCATTCGTCGCCTGACGGAACTCATTGAATGACGAGCCAGACCCCCTATTTACCTCTTTGGTTTCAATGTCTGCCTCCTTGGGGATGACGAGATAAGGTGCGGATCCGGCCTCTTCCAAGGCTTGCTTAAGCAGTTCCCGGCTCTGTGGGTCGAACGTGTTGTATTTTCCGATACGCTGAGGCATTCCGAACAGCTCGATCCATTGAGCATAGTCGCCAAATCCACCGCGTTTCCAGATAGCATAGGGTGCAGCTTTGAGCAGCAGCCCGTAGTCCCCGGGACGACCGACGACCAGAAGGTTCGGATCCTGGTCGTACGGTACCGATCGATCTCCTGTGTCGTTCAGCAGAATCTGACAGTTGTCCAGGTCGATATACTTGGGTTTGATAGGTTCGACGTGGAATCCGCTGTTGAAAAAGAGCTCCACGCCCGCCCTGCCGTAGAACAGCCGGTGCATGATTTCGCGGATGAGCGTTTCCCAGGCTGTCGTGTCGATCATCGCTGCGATGGCGGGTTCTTCCTGTCCCCGGGCATTCATGAAGACGACTTCAGCATTCAGCACGGCCTCGATACGTTTGTTGATCGCATCGGCGAGAACTCCGTCGATCATGATGTCTTCGAACAGGTCGTAGAGATATTTCGGCCGTCCGTTGTCGGCCGAGCGCAAAGCTGACCGCCAATCTCCGATGTCGTACACGCGACGCTGCGGAGCCTGGACAACGATCTGCTGCACCACTATCGGCTTTGAGGCTTTCGTGCCGGAACTCTTTCGGGAAGATGTCTTATAACCTATTTGTGCCATAATCAAAAATGTTGTGATCGTTTTGGGTTCGACCCGAAAATGTACTCTCCGGCAGCGGGGTCGGGCTTTCCGTCGCCGTCGGCATCCTCCATTACGGGTAGGTTGGGTTTGATCTCCGAGCGCTGGACGGACTTCAGCCAGGCGACGGCCCGTTCGTATCGATCCTGCCGGAGCTGGAGATCCGTTCCTGCATTGCACAGGTTGATGAAGTGCCATACGGCGATGTCCTTGACGAAAATTAACAGCAGTGCGTTACGTTCGTCACCCTCGGTGCCGAAGATCTTCTTACGGTCATAAGCCCCGAGATACCCCGAGGCCTCCTCAATGGCGGCATCGATAGCCGCGGCCACGATTGCATCGTCCTCTCGGGCGATGGTTTCGATATTCTCTTTATAGAGATGCGTCTGCAACTCTTCAGGTGTCAGAAAAGCCATATTAGAAACGTTTTGATGCGCGTACTCGTTGACCGATGGTATAGGATCCCTCGTTGAGCGTGGAGATCTTCTGGTTGATGATCCATACGCCTCCTTCGATGCAGTCAGGGCCGTCGGCCGGAGATTTCATTTGTCGGTTGAGCAGCAGGAACTGCTCTTCGAGGCGTTTCATGTGCGGATTCTCTCGTTCGTCGATATTCAGTACCAGGCGCCCTTGGCGGATCAACGGTTCGAGGTTTCCCTCGATGCGTTCGAATTTCGGCGGTTTACAGCGACAGTCGGGTGTGATGCCGATGAATCCCCGTTCGCGGGCGCGGGCGGCGAACATTGGGAGGAACACCTGCTCATAGAAAGGATCCTGCAGGCTGTTGTTCTCGATGAAGTAATAAACCTGCACACGTTCGCTCGCATAATCGCGCAGGTTGTAGAACCAGTCCACGAACTCGTCGTTGGTGACATGGTCGAGAAATCCCGTATAGACGTAGAATGTCCCGTCGCAGTAACCGAGCAGAAAATCCGCTTTGAAACTCGATGCCTTGTTGCGGGCGTTTGACGGAGAAGGATCGGCGTAGGCCACTGCGAACTGGAGCCGTTGCATCGGCGGACATTTTCCCCAGATCACCTCCTTGATGACCTCGCCTTCGGAAAGCGGATTGTTCATATACTCCTGCTGGAAGGCTTTGGTGGAAATGGTCTGCTCGATGCGGCGGATACGCTCCTCGGTGTTCTTCTCGGGCCAGGTCGAGCGGCCTTCGGCATCGCGGATGTTCACAATATCCCAATGGTCGGCCTTGGCCCCGGCCCGCGTCACACAGCAATCCCGGGCAATGACGTTCCCGCAGAACACGACCAGCAGGTCGCCGCTCACGGATCGGGTTGGAATCAGGGCTTCCTCGAACCACTGCCACTTCTTTTTTACAATGTCGGGATTGCGGCAGTCGGCATCCGTGTCGAAATCGTCCGGGAGAATCGTATCCGGGCGGAAGGCATCCTTGCGGGTGCCTCGCGGCGATTCCATTGCACCGAGCGCCCGGAACGCCGCGCCCGAGGTCAGCGAAAACTCGTCGGCGGTCCAGTTGCCGGCCTCCCTCAGGTCCCCGTAGTAAGCCTTTAACAGTGAATTTTGTTCGAAGGACTTCTTGTAAGGATCCAGAAGCCGCGTGGCATTCTCATGGCTGTTGGAAACGAGCAGCACGTTGCGTTTGCGTTTCGTCAGTACAAGATACATGATGCATATGAAGACGATGGTCGATTTGGCCAGCTCGCGTGACCACGAGAGCACTTCATACCATTCCGGATTGGAGGTGATCCGCCGGATAGCCTTCTTCTGGAAGGAAGTGAAAGGATGCCGGGTGTATTCGGCGAAGAAGAAAAGCATCCACGAAACGGGATCCTTTTCGAGCTTCTCGAGTCGCCGCATCCGCTCCACAGGGGAGAGTTTGTCCACCGCCTTGTCGCGCTTCAGGGCACGGTGGTATTCACGCCATTCGTTCCAGGCACGCATGTCATCTACTTTACCCATTTCAGCCGTTCCTGTATGTATGAATCGAAATAGTCCGAGAGTATCTTGGCCTTCTCCAGGTCAATAGCCCGGACATAGTCGAGAATACCTCTTGACACATTGACAATGTCCCGCACGGAGGCCTCTTGTTCGAGCGCCTCGAGGTCGGCGGTGAGTTTGCGCCGGATATCTGCCTCCTTGACCGTCGGATAGCGTGCACCCTGCTCACGCGCCGCGATGCTTTCGTCGAGTTCATTAAGTTGCATGAGTGTCGATTTGATCCGTGCCTCACGGGTTTGGAGGAAATTCAACTTGAGACCCTCCCACTCTTTGGCCCATCGTACGATAGTAATCCTCGAGACACCGATCTTCACGGCAATCTCGGCCTGGGTGAGATCCGTAGTGAGGAAAAGTAGTTTCGCCCACTCCTTCTTCTGCTTGTTATCCAACTCTTGTGTCATGAAAAATCTCTGTTTTACACCCCAAAGGTAAGCTCTTCACCCGAACGGAGCGAATTGTGGATAAATGGTCTGCATGCAAAGTGCAATTAAAGTGTAATAAATTGTAAAACAATACAATATAATTTGCAAAACGGGGGTTTTCAATCCAATTTTGCCGAAAAATGATGGCTTTTATGAAACGATTTACATTCGTGTTGCACGACGAGACGGTCAATACCTACGGGTTCCGTATGCTCACCAGCGGCGCTAATCTCGAGGAGTTCCGCAAGAACCCCGTGATCCTGCTCAATCATAAGGACTGGGAGCTTCCGATCGGTCGTTGGGAAAACATCCGCATTGAAGGTACGCAGATCCTTGCCGATGCCCTCTTCGACGAGAAGGATGACGAGGCGGTGAAGATTGCCGACAAGGTCGAAGGCGGATTCCTGCGCATGGCTTCTATGGGAGCCTGGCCTCCCGAAGAGGTGAGTGACGCCGCAGAGTTGAAACTTCCCGGGCAGACGCTTCCGACCGTGACGCGCTGGACAGCCCGTGAAGCGTCCATTGTCACGATCGGGGCCAATCACAATGCCCTGGTGCTTTTCGACCGTCAAACGGGAAAACCTCTCGATCTCACGGATGCTTCGACTGTCATCCGGCTTATGGACAGGCTCAATCACTCAAAAATCGATTCGAATATGAACAAGACTTTGAAGGAAGTCCTCAAGTTGCAGGACTCAGCACAGGATGCCGAGGTTATCGGCGCTGTGAACCGGCTGATCGAAAACAACGACCGGCTAACACGTGAAAATCAGGAACTCAGAGATGCTGCAGCGCGTGCGGAGTCCGAGCACAAGGAGATCCGGAAGTCCGAGGCGATTCGCCTCGTGGATGCAGCCATTGCCGACGGAAGGATCAATACCGCAGGCAAGGAGGCTTATCTGAAACTCTTTGATACGGATTTCGAGAGTGCCAAAGCCACCCTCGAAGCCATTCCGCACCGCAAATCCGTCACAGCGCTTATCCGTGAGGGTGAACGACGGCAGTCGGTCGAACTCTCCGACCTTGTAAACAAGTCGTGGGAAGAACTCGATAAGGCAGGGCGCCTTGTTGAACTCAGGGACAAGGCGCCGGAACTCTTCCGTGAGAAGTTCAAAGCGGCCTTCGGTACCGAACCTAACATGTAGAACTCATCAAAAACAAAAAACATTATGGCTATTCAAAAAGAAATCTGGGAGAAATCGATCGTCGAAGGTCTGTTCGCTCCCAACAGCTTCCTTTCGAAAGCGTTCAACGCCGACGAGTATGTCGAAGCGGGAAAGATCGTGCATATCCCGCAGGCAGGTGCCGCTTCGAAAGTCGAGAAGAACCGAACGTCATTACCCGCAACGGTAAAGCAGCGTACCGACACGGACAAAACTTTCGAGCTGGCTGCTTTCACGACGGATCCCGTTTTGATCCCCGATGCCGACAAGGTCGAGCTGTCGTACAACAAACGCGAGTCCGTATTACGGCAGGACAAGCTCGCCCTGCATGAGGCTGTGGCCAAGGATTTTCTGTTCGCCTGGAGTCCTGCCTCGGATCGTGTGATCGAAACCACGGGGGCACCGGTGGATGCTTACACACCTTCGGCGACAGGCAGGCGAAAAGGGCTTTGCAGGGCGGATATTCTGACGCTGATGACGAAATTCAACAGCGAGAACATTCCCCAGGAGGGCCGCTACCTGCTGCTCGATGCGCAGATGTACGCACAGCTGTTGAGCGATCTCACTGCCAATGAGAACTCCGCATTCCTCGCCTCGGCGGATGCCCAGAACGGCATCATCGGAAAACTCTTCTCGTTCAACGTCATGATGCGTTCACAAGCTACGCTCTACACTGCGGATAAAGCTCCGAAGCGGTGGGGCGAAAGCGGTGCCGCCACGGACCTGGCCGCAGCCCTTGCCTGGCACGATCAGTCCGTATGCCGCGCCTTGGGCGAAGTCAAGGCTTTTGAGCAGGAGAAAGCGCCCGACTATTATGGGGATGTCTACTCTTTCCTCGTACGTGCCGGAGGCAGCATCATGCGCGGCGATAATGCAGGTGTAATGGCCCTGGTCGGCACCGCAACCGAGTAAGCCATGAAACCGACGGATTTCAAGCGCACCTATTATCCGACAATCGAGCGGGTCTGCGCCGAAACAGGGTTGAATCCTCTGTTTGTTGCGGCGCAGGCCGCCCTCGAAAGCGGATGGGGCGATCATGCTATCGGAAATAATCTTTTCGGCATTACGGCCGGAGATAAGTGGACCGGAAAGCGGCGAACCGAACGGACCTTCGAATACTTTTCGGATGACCGGCAGAGCGGACGATTCGAGAAGGTTTATTCGATCACCCGGACTTCGGATGGACGCTACCGTTACGAGGTCGATCGCAAGTTCCGCGACTACGACACGCCGGAGGAGGGCATCCGCGACCATGCGAAGGTCCTTTCCGCCAAACGCTACGCAGTAGCCTGGGCGTATCGTAACGACATAACACGTTTCGCTTATGAGATCGCCAAGGCCGGGTACTGTACGGCAGAACCCGCAGCCTACGCGGATTTGATCTCGAAGATTGCACGCATGATCGAACGGGCGTAAACTAACTTTCAAAAACCGATTGAACGATGGACAGCATTTGGATGCAGATACTCGCTTTCGCACTTCCCGGGGGATTCCTCGGCAGCGTTTTCACCTGGATCTTCTCGCGCCGCAAACAGAACAACGATTTTCTCAAAGAGTTGCAGAGTTCGATCAACCTGCTTTCGGGCGAAAACAAGAAGATTCTCGAAGAAAATATCCAACTGCGGCGGGAAAACATCGACCTCAAGGCCAACCAGGAAGAGATGCTCGTACGCATCGACCGGCTGACTAAAGAGGTGGAGCGCCTCCGCAAGACCATCGGAAAACGAAATTCGTATGAAGACAAGACTCTTTTTGCTGCTCTCCATCCTGCTGCTGGCAAGTTGCACTGCGACGAAGAAGCTCCTCTCGACAGGGACACAGAACAGGACGGATACCGTGTCGCACATGCAGCGCGGCGCACAAAACGCCGTAGAGCAAACCGCACGAGCGGCAATGAACTCTCGATCGGAGGAGACCTCTGTGCTGCGGGCGCTGCGGACGGAGGCGATTCCGCTTCGGACAGCAGCGGTGACGGTGACGGAGGAGAGCCTCCGTAATCTGCCGGAGGGGGCGGCCTATGTTGCCCGTGACGGTCGGCTGACGCTCGAAGCCCGGCGTGACGGGGATACCATCCGCATTTCAGCACGCAGCGATTCGCTTGCCCGACGAGTCGAATATTACAAAGCGACCTCGGCCCGGCAGGACCGATATGCAGATTCTCTGAAGGAGAGTCTGGCAGAAACCCGGGAAGCATACGACCGACTCCTCGAAGTCTCCAGGCATCAATCTTCGGAAACAGCAATACAACAAACGCGGTCCCCGGCCTATCGGGGAAGGTGGATGCTTTTCGGAATCGTTATCGGATGTCTCGGCGGCTGGTGGGCTCATAAAACAAACTTATTTGCAAAACTTTTCAAAACAATTTAATTATGTCTAAACGATCTGTAATTTAAACTAACGACGGCTATCTGATGCTGCTCGACGCTGTCTATTTCAACGGCAGACGCATGGGGAACATTTCGGAAGAGGGCCTTGACTGGGGCGGTGAAGACGCCCAGACCGTCGAACTCTGGGCCGCACAGATTCGGACCAGTCCCGTGCTGGATATCGAAACGCGAGCCGCGACGAATGAGATTACCGGAAAGATGATCGAAATGGTTCCCCAGAACTGCGTCGATCTGATGGGCGGCAAAGTCGCGGGTGAGGAGTGGCAAATGCCCGCCAGCTCGATGCGTGTCGAAGGAGATATGCGCATTCTGACCGGTACGGGTAAGACCGTCAAACTCAAGCGCGTTTCGTTGCGTGCCTCGAAGATTCGCGGCGGCTTGGGCGGCGAAAACGTCCTCGGCATCGAATTCGGACTGAAGGTCCTGGCCCCGCTGGACGGCTCTTCGCCCGGTTCGATTCTGCCGACGGAGCCCTTCATCGAGGCCGACCCGACGTCGCTGACCTTCGAACAGGCAGGCGGCAGCCTCCCGGTCGATATCGAAGCATCGGGTCCGTTCTCGGTAGGTGCTGTGCCCGAAGGCTTCTCGGTGGAAGTCATAAACGGACGCGTCACGGTGATCGCCGAAGCCAATTCCACGGAATCGCCCCGCTCCGGACAACTGGAATTCATCCTGGAGTCCGATCCTGAAACAAAAGCTACCGTATCGCTTTCGCAGCCCAATGCCTAAGCCATGAAACGCAATGTAGAACTGGAGGCAGCGGAAGCTCTGCTCGATGTGGGGATTCTGCTGCCTCTTCTCCGATTCCGCCTGCCCGGAGGCCGGGAGCGGGTGCTGCGCGTAACGATGCGGCGCCCCTGCCTGGGAGGGCAGATGCGCATCGTACGCCACTACCTGAAGCTGGGAATCACGGCCCGGGAATGGGATGCTTTCTCCGAAGACGAGGAGCGTGCCTTTTTCGACCGGCATGCCAAACGCCTTTCGCTGATCCTTGCGCTGACGATATGTCGCGGCTATCTGTCCGGACTCCTGCTGGCCCCCGTGGTGGCCTGGTTGATCCGGTGGAAGGTACCCTCCGAGTACCGGATCGAAGCCCAGCGCTGGTTCCGCAGAATGCGGGGCACGCGGGATTTTACGAGTATTATCGAATCGGCCGAGAGTATCGATCCCTTCCGGTACGAAGCGAGCCGCCCCAAAAGAGCAGGAAAGGGGAGTTAAGAACCGTTTACGAGAGTTCCCATAGCCCCTTCGGAATCGTTTGGCAAATTGCCTCCGCAACAGGATGGTCGGTGCATTACATTCTGTGGAAGGTCAATTTCCAGACACTGGCCATGATGCTGGCCGATGCCCCGCATTATCGAAGCGTCCCGGCCGAATGTACGGAAGCCGGGAGTGCAACGGGAAAACCCGATACCGCACAACTCTTTCAATCGAAACTCAACTTGCAATGAAACCCGTCGAGATAGAATTCCTCGTAAAGAACAATACCCGCCAGGGACTCTCCGGAGTTTCCGGCGGGATTGATGCCGTGGACAAGGATGCCGCGCAGGCGCGAGGCCGTATTCAGGCTTTGAAGGATGAAATTGTGCGACTTCAGAAAGTCATAGCCCAGACGCCGGAAATGGATCAGACGGAAAACATCCGCCAGATAGAAGCGTTGCAGCGGCAGCTCCAGGCTTTGCAAGCCGCGACCAAACGCACCGATCTGGTTCCTGCAAGCGCTCCGGCAGCCGTAAGGAGCTATAATAGCCTACATATGGCTATTCAGCAAATAATTCGTGAATCACCGTCGCTGGCAATGGGATTACAGTTGTATTTTCTGGCAGTTTCGAATAATTATCCTATTCTTTGGGATGCAATAGCTCGTACCAGGGCCGAAAATCAGTTATTGGCTGCCAGTGGTGAAAAAACAATTCCTGTATGGCGACAAATACTTTCCTCCGTAGGCTCTTTTCAGACTTTATTGACTGTGGGTATTACTTTGGCAGTTGCGTACGGCAAGGAGATCGGAAACTGGGTGACGAATCTGTTTCGGGGAAAGAAGGCGCTCGACACCGCTCGCATGGCGACTGAACGTTTTCAGAATACGATGCTTGAAGGGGCCCGGAACGCTCAGCAGGAGGTCGTAAAATTGAATCTTCTCTACCGGGCCGCAACGGATAATGCCCGCGCCACAGACGATCGCCGGGAAGCCGTGCGCAAACTCAAAGAGGAGTTTTCGGGTTATTTCAAGAATCTTTCCGACGAGCAAATCATGCTCGGACAAGCGAATGACGCTTACAAGGAGCTGATCAAAAACATTTACAAATACGCCAAAGCACAGGCGGCTTTCAAGAGCCTGGTGGATATCGAACAGCAAGAGCTGTTCTTCAATAACATACCGGATATCGAACAATTCCTAAAGGCTAATGACAAATACCTCGAGGCCCAAAAGGATGTTGCTGAAAAACGGAAAACCTACTATGCGAAATCATGGCGTCAACCAGGCTATGATCCCCAAACACGCAAAGATCTCTTACAGGCGAAAGACATTCTGTCAGATGCAGAAGAAAGTGTTTCTTACTGGCAGGAAAGGATTTTTGAAGAGATCAGGAAGAACAAAGGAGGAGAAGAGATTATCGATGAGATAGAGGAGAAATTCGATGGCAACCTCGGGGCATTTCTGCAATTCCTCGCAGAGCAGCGGACGAAATTGGCTGCCGTGGCGGAGCAGGCCCAGTTGCTGGAAAACCCGTCCGGCACGACGACCGATCCCGAACCGACTTCCATCGACCAACTCACAGAACAGTATAAGGCGGCCGTACGTCGCCAACAGCAGAGCCTCGACGACCAGCGGGTCGAGTTGATTGAAAACGAATTCGACCGGGAACGGGAAGCGATCCGCCTCAATTACGAGAAAAACCGTCAGGAATATGAGCGGCAGGAACAACAGACGCTCGCGCTGATTCGCAAACTCCGGGAGTCGGGGGCCGATATCGATTCGAATGCGGAGAAAACCTTTATGGCCGGCACGGCCGCTGCAATAGCCCAAGCTGCGGAAATTCGGGACAGAGAGCTTGCGGATGTCGATAAGAAAGAGGAGGCTTCATACGCCAAGTTGCTGGAGAAGTACGAAACCTACCAGCAGGGGCGTCTGCGAATCGCCCGGAAATACGATCAGGATATTGCCGCTCTTGCCTCAAATCCGGAGGCCCAGCAACTCGCTCGGGAAGCCAAACAAAAAGCGCTCGACGACTTCACGGAACAATTTGCAAGCCAGTTCCCGGAATTCGAAGCCTGGGCCGACCGGGTCGTCACTGCCTCGGTCAAAAAGCTGGAAAGCCTGGTGATCGAAGCTCAGGAAGAGCTGGAGAACCTGCAAAGCGAGACGCCGGATGATGGTAATGCCATCGCCGTTGCGCGGGCCAAACTCCGCAAGGCCGAACAGCAACTGGCGAAAAAACAGAACCAAACGGAACAGGAAACTACCGATACGACTTCCTGGACGGAGCTTCACCGCGTATTGACCGACGTTATCGGCACTTTCAATGAGGTCGGCGATGCCGTCGGGGGAGCCGGAGGAACCATCATCGCCACCGCAGGAGATATCGCCGGCTCTACCCTGCAAATCATCAATGCCGTTCAGGCATACCGGAAAGCTCAAGCCGCATCGAACACGCTCGGCATGGCCTCCGGAATTCTCGGAGGCATATCTGCCGGTATCGGTGCGCTGACCACTATTGTCAATTTGTTCGAGGGCGGTGAAACTTCGATGGAGCGCAACCTTCGTCTGGCCCGCGAGTTCAACGAAGAACTTCGGATCATGAAAGAGCGCAGCCGTATCGACTCCGATGAATTCGACAATATCTTCGGGGATCGGGTGTACGACCGTTACAAGCAAAATATCGATGTAGTGCGCACCTCGCTTGAAGAGCTGGAGAAAGTCCGGGAGAGAATCCTCTCGCGCGGGGAAGAAAAATATCAGTTGCCGGGAGAGTGGCGAGGCGGAGCCGGCACGGGACTTTCGGGGCTGTTCAGGTATGAAAAAACTTGGGAGAACATTGCCGATTCGATCGCCAACATGCAGGTTCAGACACGTCACTCGACCTGGTTCCGCTCGGCAAAATATCAGTCCCTCGGTTCGCTGCTTCCCGAATTATTCACGGATGGCGAAGTCGATATGGACGCGCTCCGGCAATTCGTCGAAGAGGGCGGAGAAACTTTCCAGCACCTGGCACGGGAGAATCAGGAGATGCTCCGCGAAATGGTGGACGACTGGGAAACCTACGAAGAGGCATTGACTGCGGTCCGGGATTATTTGCAGGATATTTTCGGCGATCTGGGCCGTACGCTTACCGATGCTTTGGTGGATGCTTTCGAAAACGGCACCGATGCGGCGGATACTTTTGCCGACAGCGTCGGGCAGGCCCTGCGCTCGCTGGCCAAGGATATGATCTATTCGAGTACGCTCGGTAAGGTATTCGAAGATGCCCAAAAACGCATCGAAGAGGTCATGCAGAGCGACCTTTCCGACGAAGAGCGGTTCGCTCAATGGAGCGAAACGATGAAATCGCTGGTTTCGGATGCCATGGAGCAACAGGACGATTTCAATCGTCTGTGGGAAGAGTTCCGCCGCATTGCAGAAGAGAACGGACTTTCAATCGACGAGGAAGCCGGCACTTCGCAGCAGAGCGGTAAGGCAGGAGCCATTCAGACCGTAACGCAGGATTCGTTCTCCCGCGTCGAAGGACTGGTCACATCGGTACAGATCCATTCCGCGAAGATCGACGAAAACATCGAAGGTATTGTCCCGGTTCTCAAAGGGTCACTCGAAGCGATGAATGCCATCCGGGAAAATACCGAACCGATACCCCAAATCTATGAACTGTTGCAAACCATAAAACGCGACGGATTAAAAGCGATCTGATTATGGCTGAAATACTCGAAGGACTGTTGCTGATCAACCAAACGGATGTATATGCCCGTTTCGGGGCTTTCCTCGCGGAAACCGCTGAAGACAGACACGACAACTACGATTCGCTGCTTGCACCTCCGGCTCTCAAGCAGCAGGCGGAGGTTTCCATTCAGGAGGAGGACGGTGTCCGTATGCCCGATATACTGACGCAGACTTATGAAGCCCGCGATATCACGCTGCGATTCGCCATCGTCGCCTCGAACGATGTTTCGTTCTTCACGCGCTACGCCTCGTTCGTGAAATTTCTCAAGGAGGGCGACGACGGGTGGCTGGCGCTCCATCTGACGGACGTAGGGCTGAAATTCCGGGTTTATATGACCGGATTTTCGGATTATTCACAACTGGCGCCATTCGGAAAGGGAGAGGTCGCAGCGACCTTCTCGGTGAAATTCCGGGAGCCGAAGCCGACATTCGAACTCGCTGCGTCGATCTAAAGGTCACGTTCAAATCTTCAAAAAATGGAACTCAAAATATATTCGAAAGAAGGGAATCTGAAGCTGACGGCCTCTCCCGATAGTAACAGTGCTGCAACCTGCGGCATACAGGAGGAGAGTGTCCTCTCGCTCTCCTTCACGGCCTTCGAATGCGTCACGCTCGAAGTTTACGATTATGCGGACTTCCTCGGACGGCGTTATTGGATTCTCGAACGTTATCAGCCGAAGATGAACTGCGACAGCGAATGGAGCTACTCGGTGCAACTGTCGGGGGTCGAAGGACTCACCACGCAGGTCCTGATGGTCAATCCGGATGATGACGACAATCCGATTCTGACACTCACGGCACCGGCACGCGAACATGCGGCGCTGATTATCGCTAACATGAACCGCAAAATGGGGACGACCGAATGGAAAGTCGGAGAAGTGGTCGTATCGGAGTACATCGATATCGAATATACGGGAAAGTACGCCTCCGATGCTCTTTCGGAACTGTCGTCTGCCGCCGGGACGGAGTGGTGGTTCGACGGGATGACGCTCAACATATCCCGCTGTGAGTTCGGCGAGCCTGTCCCGTTGTCTTACGGCAACGGATTGACCGGAGGAATCGAACGGAGCATGGCCGATGGCGTGAAATTTTTCACTCGGCTCTTCCCGGTAGGCTCCTCCCGCAACATCGATCCGGATCGGTACGGATATGCCCGGCTGCAACTGCCCGACGGGGCGAAGTACGTCGAACAGGATACCCACCTCGGTATCATCGAATATTTCGAGCAGGAAGCGTTCGATGCGATATATCCGCGCCGGATCGGTACGGTCGGTTCCGTACGGTCCGAAGAGCGCACAAGCGATGACGGCTCGCCGTTTACGGTCTGGTATTTCACCGATCCCGACATTCCGTTCGATCCCAATCAATACGAAATAGGCGGCCTCGTCAAACGGGTGACCTTTCAGACCGGAGAGCTTCGCGGACGGGAGTTCGAAGTGAATTACGACTCGGAAAAGAAGGAATTCGAGATCATCACCCAATGGCCCTACGACAACGATATGCAGTTGCCGTCGGAACCGTTGGTCCCGGCTCCCGGGAACGAATACGTGCTCTGGAATATCAGTATGCCGGACAGTTATTATCCTGCGGCCGAACAGGAATTCAAAACTGCGGTAGATACCTTTATGGCCGACAGCCGTAAAGATATATCCGTGTTCCAGGCATCGACGGATTTTACGGTTGTCGATAAAAGAAACCTCGATTTGAAGCCAGGGCAACGGATTCGGCTCGGAAGCGACAAGTTTTTTCCCGATACCGGATATCGCGATATCCGTATCGTCGCGATCAGTCGCTCCGTCGTTCAGCCCGGAAGCATGACTCTTAAAATGAGCGATGTCCTCTCCACAGGCCGTATTTCCCGCATCGAAAATCAGATTTCGGAAGTGACGCAGATAACCCGGCAGGTTTCATCGGAATTTCCTGACATCATTAAATCGTGGGAGGAAACACCGGCGAGCGACACGACGCTCTATTCGTCGCGTAAGAGCGAACGGGAATTTCTGAACAAGCGCCGGGGAGGTACGGTCGAAGGAATCACCCGATTCCTTAAGCGGCAGCAACTCGACGAGGGATTCCGGACAAGCGACTTCGCCAGCGGCATCACCGGCTTCGGTGCACAGATCGACGGACGAGGCGCCGGCGAGCTGGAGAGCCTCTTCATCCGTCGTTTTCTGGAGGTTCCGGAGCTTCGGTACAACCGTGTGGGCATCAGCGTCGGGGATGACTGGAGCGCTCCGGGCGCCGGGGTGATCGAGAGTGTGGACAAGGATCAGAAGCTCGTAACGCTCAAACTCGAAGAGGGCGAGATCGGCGCCGTAGCGGTCGGGGATATATGTATGGGTATCTTCCACGACTTCGACCCGTCGAACAATGCGACGGCAGATTCCGACGACGGCCGGGGCAACTTCTCTTTCTCAGGCTTCGCAACGGTCTATTTCCGTATCACGGAGGTCCTGGGCGACCGCAACGAGCGGTTCCGCTACGGGCTGCGCCCCCTGTCGGCCACCTTTACCAAGCAGATCGATCCGATGGAATCGATGACCTTCGTGGCCTACGGCTCGTTCACGAATCCCGCCCGGTGGAGCTCGCGCTACTCGACGCGCACCTACCAGCGCTATCTTCGCAATGTCAGCGACTGGGAGTTTACGGCCGAGAATATCGCCGCGCAGTTCGGCGACCTTACGAACCTCTCCGTCTTCGGGATCCAGATGTCGGGCTATTCGGCCTATCTGGATAATATCTACCTGCAAGGTATGATCAGCAGCCTGGACAAGAAGGCACTGCTGGACACCCGGAGCAAGCTGTTCCGGCTGGTAGGCGACAACGGCGTCGGCGTGGCATTCACCCCGGAGGCAGGCTGGAAGCAAGGCAAGCTCTACGACCCCGCGACGGGACAGTTCCAGAAGGAGTTCGACATCGAACAAATCGATCAGACGGCCACCGAAGCCCAGGCCACTGCCAATTCCGCCGATCGCAAAGCTCAGCAGGCTAAGGATTACATCGATAACACGCTGCCCGGCGAATTGTCCGAGATCAACAAACGGCTGGACGGTGTCGTGGAAAACTGGTTCTATCCCTATACCCCCTCGCTTTACAATGAACCGGCCCAAACATGGATAGCGGACGGCGAGCAGGAAAACCATATCGGCGACACGTTCACCAATACGCTGCCCGCGAATTTCGACCCGACGGACGCAGGCTGCTGGGAGCAGGGAAGCATCGGTGCATCCTATATCGACGGCATTAAGACCTGGGATCAGATCAAAATCGCCGACAGCACCCGCATCCGGCTCAAAACTCCGGTCGGAGGAATACCCAAAGGCGCCGTACTGTCGGTGGGCGAAGGCTATACGATGGGTTACAATCCGATAGCGTCATCCGGAGCGGTTATAGCAAGTTACGTATGGAGCCAGAGCTATACCGTCGGAAGCGACAATCCCTACATAGCTTTTGTCATCCGCAAAACCGATAATGCCAAAATCACTCCGGCGGAATACCCGCAGATTCACTTCACCATATCGAGCGACGAGACGACGAACCCCGATGCGGGCAAATCGTGGCGGTGGGTAAAAGAAGAGGACGGAACCTATAAATGGACGCCGATCGCCGACAGCGATGCGGTAAAGGCCCTGCAAGAGACGGCGCGGGCGCAGGACACGGCCGATGCCAAACGTCGTGTATTCGTCGTAACACCGACTACACCCTACGATGTGGGTGACATCTGGACGCAGGGCGAAGGTGGCGACATCATGCGCTGTATCGAATCCCGTGCAACGGGTAATTTCGAGAGCTCGGATTGGGACAAAGCATCTAAATACACCGATGATACGGCAGCCAACGAAGCCAAAGACGAGATTGCTAATCTTCAGTTCGGCGCCCGCAACTATATAGCCCGACAATTCCTCTATGCGTGGAACAGCGCCAAAGAGGGTGTTTCGGACGTGGTGACTTCGGGATCGGACGCAGACGGAGCCTACATGAAGATCGATGCCAACAAAGCGAGCAATGCAGGGGTAGCTATTGCGGCTACGAGCCAGATCGTAAACTGGACGGATTGCTTCGGGGGTAAGATCACCTACAAGGCCGGCATGTCCTATGTCTTCAAGGCACGCATCAAACTGCCGGAAACCAAGACCGGCTGCGTGTTCTGTGCCGTTTATGAAGACGGATACGACATTATATCACGCCCGCCATCTGCTCCATATTCTGATGTGTATGAAGCCGTTTATACGACCAAATCCGGAAAGTCCTTGTTAAAAATCGTACTTTACGTCGATTATTGGCGACCGATTTACATTTACGACATCCAGCTCACGGAAGGCAACAAGGCCCCCACGGGATACATCACGGCCGAAGAGGATGTGCAGGCGCAGATCGAGCAGGTGAAGCTGGATGTGGACTACATTGCCTCGGATTCGAGCCTGACGCCATCCGACAAACAGCAGGTGGCTAATGAATGGGTGCGGATTCAAGGCGAATACTGGAGCATCATGGCGAATGCCGAAAAGTATGATGTCCCCACGGATTCATTTACGGTCTATTTCCAGGCACTCGAAGATTATCTCACGCCCCTGCTGGCCGATATGAGTACGACATCCGAGATAACCGGCACCGAGTTCAGAAAAGTATTCTCCGATTATTATGAAATAAGCAGCAACATGTCGGACTTGATCGACGACGCGATAGACGAATCCATCAAATCGACAGAGTACCTCAAGAAGGCTATGGAAGACGGAAGTACCGAGGTGAAAGGCGGTCTGATAATGACCAATGTGATGTTGCTGAAAAATGCTGAAGGCGACGTGACGGCCGGCGTGAGCGGCTTGCAGGAAGACGATGTGCCCTTCTGGTCGGGAGCCGACTACACAAACCGGAAAAAAGCCGTGTTCAGAGTACACGCCGACGGGGAAGTACACGCAACCAAAGGAACCGTCGGAATCCTGCAGGTCAAAAACGATTCCGTAGAGGTGAGCGATGCGGCCGCAAGCGGAGATAAAATCATACTCACCCCATACAGAATTACGTCCATATCGCAGGTTCTGGGTGCTGTGAGTGTACCGGGTGTCATAGAAACGAAAGAAGTGAGCGCACTGGCTACGGGACAAAGCAATCCTTTTGTCCGAAATGTTTACGAGTCAAGTCCGCCGTTTACCTGTGGGCAGGGAGTACAGATGTCAGCCCGGATTACAGCCCGCATCACAGGCAATGCCGAAGGAGGTGGCGGGGGCGTAAAGATCGAGGTGGTAAACGCTTTGACGGGGAAAGCCGATCCCCTGTACCGAAACAGCACGGCTGAAGCCCAAAACACGAATTTGAATATCGACGAGACGATTTCATATCTTTTCACTGGAGCAGCCCAGAAGTACTACATCCGGATTACGGTCGAAGCATCGGCAGCCGGAAAACTTACGGCCTCTGCAACGATGAATGCCGCCCAATTCAACTTCGTGAAAGACATCCGCAAGAACCTGATCGCTCCCAACGGAGTAGCCGTTGTGAAAGGATCGAGCAACTATGCGGTATTCACGGGAGATATTTTCGAAGTCCTGATCGGAAAAGCCGGATTACGTATTCAAAACGGGTATGTCTATAAGAGAGATACCGACCATACGACCTGGACAAAGATTTGAGAACCGCCATTGGAGACAGTCGTAAATTAATTGAAGAATTTTTAATGGCTGCGATGGACCATGTATGGAATACGTCGGTTGTCGGCAGAAAAGTGAAAGACGAAGTAGACGGTCAGCATCGAATCTGACAAATAAAGTCCTTCGGGGGAGGACACAAAAAATCCCCCGGTTTGTTAGCAGTCATCTCACCTACATACCAACAAATGCACGATTACTCGCAGCGACCGGGGGATAAAACCTCCTGCTGCGAGTAATTTTTTGTGTCGTTTCCTGTACAGGGGACGGCTGGTATGTAGATGAGATACGCAAAGATACTAATTTTAATAAAATAGCAAACTATGAGAACCCCTATTTCCTACTATGGCGGCAAACAGACAATGCTCAAGCACATTTTGCCTTTGATCCCGTCGCATAAGATCTATACAGAGGCATTTTGCGGCGGTGCGGCCGTCTTGTTCGCCAAACGGCCCTCCGAAGCTGAAATCATCAATGACATCAACATGGAGTTGACAAACTTCTACTGGTGTATGCAAGTTTACTATTCAGACCTCAAACACGAGATTAACAAAACACTACACAGCCGGGACCTGCAGCCCATGCCGGACATATCAACTCTTATCCGCAGTTCTTTACTCCCGTCGAACGGGCATGGGCCGTATGGGTGCTCTGTAAAATGTCGTTTGCGTCAATGATGGACGGGACATTTGGATATGACTTCAGCGGCACAATGACCAAGAAACTGCGTAACGCGAAGGATGAGTTCACAGAGCGGCTTTGTCAGCGGCTCGAACGAGTGACTATTGAGAACCGAAACGCTCTCGACGTGATCGACTGCTACGATGCTCCCGATACCTTTCATTTCGTCGATCCGCCTTATGTGAACTCCGATTGCGGACACTATGAGGATACATTCAACGAACAGAATATGGAGCAACTCTTGCAATTGCTTGAAACCGTCAAGGGAAAGTTTATGCTCACGATGTTCCCGTTCGATATGATCGACCGGTATGCCCGGAAGAACGGATGGATTATCCATCGTATCGAGCGGACGATCAGTGCCTCGAAATCAAATCGCCGCAGACAAGAGGAGTGGATGGTCTGCAACTACGAGGAACGGGCACAGGCATCTCTGTTCCAGGGTGAGTATTTAGGCGAATAGATGGAGCTGGTATTGATTCATCTTGAAATAAAAAACCGTTCGAGCGGCAGTTAAACGCCATTCGAACGGTATGTTTTCTTGATTCGCTTTACATATTTCCCGCGATATGTAAACGGATCGTGCATTTGCTTTACATATATTCTGCGCGTGTGCGAAATTTCAGTCGCTTTTCGTTTTGGATTACTTCAACCCTCTAAAAGTCGCATCTGGTTCTGAACTTCGTCGCATCTCGTTTTGCCGATTATAGGAAACTGTCGGCCCTCGACCGTCTGGCGTATATCGGCAGGCGGGGCATGGGGGCGCTGGAATTTCTGCCTCCGGCAGCCGAAGAGATGGAACAACCGTTCAAGGTCGAGATAGCCGACCTCTACAAGCTGGCCCAATCGGCGTTGAACGAGGCGAAGGACTTCAAGGTCGAGATACAGCCGGACTTCATGATCGAGAGCCTGTTCAAGGTAGGTACGTCCGCCGGAGGACGCAGGCCGAAAGCGATCATCAACCTCAATCCGGAAACGCACGAATGCTACTCCGGTCAGGTAGCGCCCCCACAGCCCGGATACATCCCCATGATTATCAAGTTCGACGAGCATTCGGATATTCCCACTACGCGCATTGAGTACAGCTATTATCTCATGGCGAAGGATGCCGGGCTGAACATGATGCCGTCGTATCTGGTGGAGGGCGAGCAGACCGCCCATTTCCTGACCGAACGGTTTGACCGCCGGGGAGGGAAAAAGGTACATGTGCAGACGTTGGCCGCCATGCAGCCCTCTTCCGACAGTTACGAAAGCCTGTTCGACACCGCCTGCCGTATCGGCATTTTGCCGGCAGAACTCAAGCAGTTGTTTCTTCTGACGGTCATGAATGTGCTGGGAGGAAACGTGGACGACCACAACAAGAATTTCGGCTTCCTGATGGGCGACGACGGGGTGTGGCATGCCGCGCCGGCATACGACTTCACGTTTTCCGTTGATCCGTCCGCACCGGGTTATATGAACCGCCATTGCATGACCATAGGCAACAAGAACTCCGACATCGGACGAGGCGACCTGCTGGAACTGGCCGGGCGTTACAACATCAAGGGGGCTGACGCCATCATAGAAAAAGCCATCGGCGTCGTTTCCGACTACGACCGGTATGCGGAACGGGCAGGCGTCAGCGGATATTGGTGCAGCCGGATAAAAGAGGAAACGGGCTACCGGATAGAAAACATGTCCGACGTAGCACGCCACCGAGGAATCGGACGGTAGCCGGGAGAACCGGATTCCGATATGAGGGAGAAAAGAGAAAGGAATGGGGACGCATCCTGCGGTCGTGGTTTCGCCCGCATTCGTGTATGAAACCGTAAGCATAAAGCCCGAAGAACGCGGCACATCGGTAGAGTTGATTTTTCAACCTTTTTCTATATAAGAAATATATTATTTGCACACAAAATCAACTTTCCCAATTTTGAGACAAAAAATATTATCTTTGCGGTTGAAATAGAAAACACATAATATACTGTGGATATAGAACAAAGAAGCAAAATAAACCAGTTGTTGCTTTCCGCCACTCCGAAAGGACTGTTGTTTTCCGCATGGCTGAAAAAGAACGGTTATTCCGACCAGTTGATAAAAAGGTATCGGGAGTCTGGCTGGCTTGCGATGTTGTCAAAGGGAGTCATGTATCGCACGGGAGACACTTTGTCGGCATACGCCGCCTTGTCTTGCTACAACAGGCAATTAGGCAAGACGTTCCGCGTTGCGGCGCATTCCGCGTTGGAACTGTTCGGTTTCAACCACTATGTGCCTATGGGCAAACCGCTGCTGATGGTAGCGCACGGCAAACAGCGTATTCCAGAATGGATACGCACCGATGTTTTCGACAGGGTAATAAAAACGTTTTCTACCGATACGTTTCCAGAGCCGCAAGTTACGACGATTGTGAAAGACGGGGTGGACTTGCCGGTTTCCACTCCCGAGCAGGCGTTCTTGGAGTGCCTGTTACTTGCGCCGCAACAATACTCCTACATGGACTTGTACTATATCATGGAGCAACTGACAACGCTGCGTCCCGATATGGTACAGCGGCTACTCGAAACGACCAAAAGCCTTAAAGTAAAGCGCATGTTCCTCTACATGGCAGAAAAGGCCGGACACTATTGGTATGATACGCTCGACACATCGAAAATGGAGCTGGGAACCTCCAAATTGCAACTGGCAACAACCGGGGCCTATATCTCCAAATACAAAATAACCGTACCCAAAGAACTGAACGAATATGAATGACATCTATAAAAAACAAGTGGCATTGCTGATACGCATTATGCCGTCCGTATATCGAATCAAAGATTTCGCCGTGCATGGCGGAACGGCCATCAACCTGTTCCATAAGAATATGCCGCGCTATTCAGTCGATATAGACCTCACTTATATTCCCATACAGGAGAGGAACGAGAGTCTGGAAGCCATCAACAGCCACCTGCGGACGCTGAAAAACAGCATAGAGAAATCCATACCGGGTATCAAAGTGATTCACAAGCCGAATGTCTGGAAATTGCAGTGTACTCTGGACGGCGCAACCGTCAAAATCGAAGTGAACGGGACAAAGCGGGGGCTCATCGGGGAAACGGAGGAGAAAACGCTGTGCCAACGAGCGGAAACGGAGTTCAATATGACCTGCAAAGCACGTACCGTCTCCTATTCGCAGCTTTACGGGGGTAAGATTGCAGCGGCATTGAGCCGGCAACACCCACGCGATCTGTTCGATTGCAAGTATATGAAAATAGCATCGTTCGATGATGTCAAGGACGGCTTCATACTTTGCCTGACAGGGAGCGACAAGCCTGTCATCGAATCATTACAGCCGAATGCCATCGACCAGACGGAGGCATTGGAAAACCAGTTTGAGGGAATGTCCGATACGCCGTTTACCTACCCGGATTATGAGGAGGCGAGGCACAAGCTCATTCGGCAGGTAAACGATAGCATGACCGAAACGGACAGGGAGTTTCTTCTGTCATTCGAAAACGGCGAACCCGATTGGGAAAAATGCTGTGCCGGAGATTTAAGCCGCTATCCGTCCGTGAAATGGAAATTACAGAATATCGCCAAACTCAAAATGAGCAATCCCCAAAAACACAAGGAGGGAGTGGAAAAACTACGGGCTTTTTTATTTCCGGAACAACGGTAAGCCTTCAACTCTTGAATTTGTATAATGGATGTCTGAGGGAAAAAGAGGGAAAGGAAGCAGAGGGGGGATAAAGGAACAAAAACCAGACAAGAAAACAACCCAAGAAAACACTACAAGAAAGCCCAATAAGCAAGATTTGAGAAAAGAGGAAATTTTGAAGTTCTGCATCGAACCGAAATCGTTGTTTGATATAATGCAGCACGTAAACCTCAAAGCCAGAAAAAACGTGATGAACGTCTATATCAATCCAATGCTTGCCGCAGGGGTGCTGAAGATGACGGAGCCGGACAACCCGACAAGCCGTAACCAGATGTATGTAACGGCAGAGGAAGCCCCGGAACATGGCGAAGCGTGAGCTTGCGAAGTTGCGACATGAGGGAGATAAAAAAAGAAGCTACAAGTTGCCGCAGCCAAAATGATACGCACCATGCCATGTGTGTCTGTCCCCGACATTTGTAGAAAAGGCGCTGTTCTTCTGTTTATCTTGGAGCTATAACGGGACGTCCCGCATCCGGTGCTATCGGTCGCAAACGAAAACACCGCCCCACTGTGTGGTGCGGGCGGTGTGAACTGTTGGCGGTGGCTTGTCAGGCGTGCTGTCCGCTCAACAGCAGGGCGCGTTGCTGCTCGCAGAAGCGGTCGTACTCGGCTTGGTCGGTACCGCTCTCGATAGCGCGGTCGATCACGTCTCCCAGTTCGTCGAAGCATACCTCGTCGTTGACACACTCCACCGCGGCGCCCTTCTGAAGGTAGACTTCGTAATAATCCGCGCCGTTGAGCGCTACAATAACATACCCGGTGTGCAGGCGGCCGTTGACTTCGATCTGCAACGCCGGCATGTCCTTATAGACGGTGGCGGCAAAACCTTCGACACCCCACGACATGAGAACGGGCATAGGTGTCAGCGATACCAACTGTTCGCGGATGGTCCGCGCGATTTCCATAACATACTCTTTTTCCATAACTTTGATATTTAGATGATTGTTTTCAGTCGAACCATTCGGGGTTGCTCTCTTTGAGCACAGCGATCAATTCATCTTCAGGCAGTCTGAGACTGGCAGTATCCGTGAAGTAGAACACTTCATCGTATCGCTGCCGGGCTTCATCATTGACAAAGCCTTCGTTCTGGTCACTGAAGCTGCCCTGCTGGAGGGCATCGAACAGATCGGTCGGGCCGATAATCAATTCGTCGTCTTCATTCGATTTTACCATGCGCATACATAGGCGATGCCGTCGAATTGCAATTCTCTTGTTCTCATACGCCTGTTATTTCAATGGAATGTGTCTTCCGTTCGCTCTGAGGTATTCCATGATTCGCTTCGCCTCCTCGTGCGACGCACGGTTGCGGTCGTCGTAACGGCGGGTTTCGTCCGCCATGACTTTGATGCACTCCTTAATCAGCCGATAGAGGCTTTGCTGAAGCGTCGGGTGCATGTCCGGAATAGCGGCCGCAAAGCGTGCGGGATTGAAGGCATAACTGTTGACCGCCATTTCCCACTCTTTGGCAAGGCGGTACTCTTTGCTCTCTCTAATGTCTTGTTCCATAGTCTTGAATGTTAGGTAATTCGTTTCTTTTTCTTCCCTCTGTTCGGCATCCCTTTCCGGAACCGTTCGGGTTTTACGGCGCTTCGAGGGGCTGACAGACAAGCCCTTTCCGACGCTTTTTCCGGAAAATTACACTTGCGCTGAAAGGAAGAATTTTCCCGGAAATGCACTTCAAAGCGGCGGAACCGGCGCGGCAGCCAACCTTTGCGACCGAAAAAACCGACCGGGGACGGGAAGATGGATGAACGGCAGGGGACCTGAAAACGGTAGAAAAGGAAATTGCCACACAGGTGGAGTGCGTGAACGACACCCGTGCCCGATAAAAAAGGCAGGCCGGGGACCGGCGAGACGAAAAAAGAGGACGGAAATGAAGTGCACCCCAAATATTGGACGGATTAGTATTTGTTTAGATGGCATGAGTTCGGTATTGTACCGGGCTCATG